CAGCTGCAGGCCGGTGGTGGCCGTCGAGGTCGCCGCGCCGGTTACGCGCCCGGCGGCGAGCTGGCGCGCCGGCGTCGCCGTCTTCTTGGGCACCCCGACCGCGTTACCCCAGTCGAGGATGGGCTTGCCGTCGCCGGCGGTCAGCGGATGCGCGTCGCGCTGCGCGCTGTCGACGTGGGCGTGGAGCTGCGTGATCGAGCCCGCCAGGTACGTCGCCCGGCGGCCGTGGTAGCTGCGCCTCGAGCCCACGTTGGCCGTCGGAAACAGCGACCTGTACAGCGCGACCAGAAAGTCGCGGGTGTCATCGAGGGATGGGAGCTTGAACGGCATTGCTTATCCTGGCTGGTGGATCAGGTCGACCGGCGAGCCCGAGGTCAGATCGCGCCAGCTCGAACGGATGATCGGGCGCCCCGACTCGTCGCGCAGCGCCCGGCCCTGCTGGTCGCGAACCGCGACGACGAGATCGGTCAGCACCCCGGCCGACTGCAGGATGCTGAGGGCACGGATGGTCTCCGCCTGGACGTCCTCCAGGGTCACCGGATCGCCGGTTCGCATCGCGGCCTTGATGGAGGTCCCATCGCCCGGGTCGAACGGAGAGGCGCCGAGCTCGAGCTCGAGCATCAGGTATGCCGTCGAGCGAGCATCGGAGACCTCGGACCACTCTCCGTTCGTCGTGCGGATGTAGTCCCGCGTGACGGTGTTGATCAGCTGGTCGAGCTGGCCCAGTGCCGAGCCCGGAACGAACGAGAATCCGCTTGCCACGGACCCGTGTTACCAGAGCGGCGCGGCGCGGTCACTGGGCTTTGAGGACGGTGGTTCCGGTCAGAGGCGGGGACGGGGAGATCGCGACAGGCGGGGACGGCGTACCGGTACCCGCGGTCGCGTGCGTGTGGTTCAGGAACTGGGGCAGCGTGACGAGGGGTACCGCCGTCCCGTTGGCCGTCCGGATCTCCATCGTGCCGATAGCCTTGATCACGGCGATCACGAGGCGGTTGAACATCGCGGTTTCGTCCTGCGCCAGCTCGGCGTGCTTCTTCCGGGCGTCCTCGTCCCGCGCCGCGATGATCACCGGGTTCGATGCGCCGCCGGGGAAGGCAACGATCGCGTCCGCGTTGGAGCCAGCAGCGGGCCGCGAGTAGAAGCCGATCCCCGAGAACATCTCCGGATCGCGGGTCTCGGTCTCCGACGCGTCGAGCAAGAGGTGGCCGACCGTGCGCCAGAACGGGACCGAGGTCAGACGGATCGACATGCGCCGGAGCATGCCCAACGCGTTGCGAGCCTCGGGCGATGTCGCGTCCCTGGTCTCGCGGGTCGTGTCGTCGGTGCGGCTCATAGAACGATCTCCGTCCCGACCGGGACAAGGTGCAGCGTGGTGGTCTCGCCCTGCTCGCGCTCCGAGCTGTAGGCGCACGAGACGATCAGATAGTTGTCATCGAGCGCAGGCGCGAAGTCCTCGTCGATGACGCGCGCCACGGTGTTCGGGGCGAACAGGGTGGGAGGACCGCTGCCGAGGAACTGGCCGTGCAGCGGAGCCGAGATCGAGATCAGGTGGCGCTTGTAGTCGCGCCGGAACTGCTCGGTTTGCGCAACGCGCTGCGCGTCGCCGTAGCTCTCGAAGTCGCGCTCGGGAAGGTGCAGGCGCTTGGGATGGATGAAGTCACGCCCGGTCCCGTCCAGCTTGTTGAAGGGGTTGTCGAGCGCGACACCGCGGTTGTCGGTGACGTTGGCCCCGTAGTTGGTGGATCCCTGTCCGCCGACACCGGAGCACAGGATCAGCGAGAACCGATCCTCGTCGTCCTCGGTGACCTCGAGATCCTTGACCGTGCCCTTGGTCTTCGAGCCCTCGGCTGCGTGCACGAGCAGGAACTGCGGCGCCTGGCCGTGGTTCGGCCGACCGATGAAGAACTCGCGGCCATCGGCAGACGACCACGCGATCAGGTTGGCGCGCTGCGCGATCTCGTGGATCACCTGCGCGCGCGACTGCCCGGGGTGGACCTGACCGCGGCGCGGGACCCGGATGTTGATCGTGACAGCGGGCTCGGTGCCGGACGCCACCCGCCTGCCCTTGCCGCGGCGCAGGTTCCGGTTGCGAGCGTCGGAGATCGTCAGCGTCTCGAACCACGGATGGATCAGCTCAAGCACGGCCGACTTGATGGTCATCCCGCTGTAGTTGATCCGCGGCGCGCTCTCGTCGGTCAGGCGACCGGCACGACAGCGCCCGGAGATCTCCATCGTACCGGCCTTCGACGACTTCTTGCGGCGGCCGATGAAGCCTCGCAGGATCGGCGTGCCGTCGATCTCGATCGTGACGTCCGAGTCGCGGCGGAGGAGGTTCCACGCCTGCGCCGAGAACGGACGGCGCATCTCGAACGCGTCGGCCATCGTGATCATGCTCGACTCGACGTGGTAGCCGGTCCATCCGTCGATCTGCGCGCCGTTGACGACGACACGGATCTTGTGCGAATTGCCCATCAGAACGCCAGCTGAGCCGACGTCCGGGTCGGCAGCAGGTAGTCGCCCGGCACCAGCCATCCCGGCGTGGCGATGTCGTTGAGCGCCTCGATCTGCCGTGTGCGATCGAGAGCGTCGGCGCCGCCGTAGACCCGGGCGGCGAGCGGCAAGAGCGCGACCGGAGAGAGCACGCGCATCGTGAACGTCGACGGCGTCTCGGAGGTCGCGGCGATCGCGGCGTTGCGCACGGCATCGCCGAGCATGATCGCCGTACGGAACGCCGGCCACAGCTGCAGATCGCTCTCGAACTCGCCGAGGTCGATCATCGTCGCGATGTTGTCGGAGATGCGGGAGGCGTCGATCAGGATCTGGCGAGTCGAGACGGCGCCCGACGCCCAGGCGGACACCGAGACGCGGGCGTCGACCGACACGGCCGCGAACAGACCGGCCGAGGCATCCGCGGTGGCCGCCGCCGACAGCGCTGCCGAGGCATCGACGGAGACGGAAGCCGTCGCGGACACGGTCGCGGACGCGGTGGCCGATGCGGTCGCGGTCGCGGCTGCCGACGCGTTCGCTGCGACCGACGCGGCTGCCGACACCGCGATGCTCGCCGAGACGTCCACGGAGACATCCACGGAAGCCGTGATCGCGATCGAAGCGTCGAAGCCGAACGAGAGATTGGTCGGGCTCGACAGCGGCAGCAGCGACGACAGGGTGGCCCCCGACATCTTGAGCTTGCCCATGTTCGACAGCTCCGTATCGAGCGAGGTCGCCGCGGCGGACACCGAGCTTTCCCCGGACGTCCCGCTCGAGGCCGCCCCGGTCGGCGTGACCGCCTGGTCGGCGTCCTCCTGGATGAACTCGGCGTCCGCGGAGATGACACTGTGCTCGTCGATGGTGGAGATGAACTCTCCGATGCTGGCCTCGAATCGGCCGAGCGTGGGGTGCTGGAACATCGCGGTGGCGCCGCTCGCCACCGCGGCTTCCATGGCGTCCGCGGCTTCGCGCGGGCCCGGGGCGCCCGGGAAGTCGTCGAACTGCAGTTTGCACCGGACCCGGCGAGCGCGCCGCCCGCGGTCCTGCACCGGATGCGCGTCACCGGACGAGAGATCGTGAACCACCTGGGTCCGACTTCCGTCGGTGGTGACCTTCTCGCAGAACAGCCGAATCCTCCCCCAGCTGGCGGATGACAGCGTCGCGGTGCCCTGGAGGAAGTCGACTAGTGGCATCGCCGCCTACTTCCGCCTGTGCGTGGACGCGTTGTCAACCGTCTTGGCGACCGCCGTGGCCCCGCCCTCGCCGAGCTTGAGCTCGGTGATCTTGCCGGCCTCGAGGACCCGGGTCAGCCTGTCGAGCGATGGCGCGAGGGCATCCCGGATCGCGCCGGCCGCGTCCTGGGATGCGGACTTCTGGGCGAGCGGTCCCGCGCCGTTCCACCCCATGCCCTTGAGGAACGCGCGCCCCGCCTCCTCGTATTCCTGCTGGTGCACCAGCATGCCGGCGCTGATCGAGCCCTTGACCCCATTGGCCTCGGCCTCGCGACCGAGGCGCTCCCCGAGATCTCTTACGATCTGCTGGATCGGCGCCTGATCTCCGCCTGTGAGTCCGTACTTGTCCATGTTCAGTCGATAGACAACCTTGCGTAAATCGTAAAGGCTCATGTCGTCACCGGACTTGTAGTTCTGCATCTCCCTGATCGCTTCGGGCGACGTACCGAATTCCTTTTTTACCTTCTCGTATTCAGAGGCCTCTAGCTGCTTGTTTCTCGTCGCCCCATCAACTCCAACGTGCGAGTCGATCCAGTTGGCCGCATCCATGAACGCGCCGGCAGCCCGGGTCAGGAGAGCGGCGAACCCAGCCACGCGCTCGGGCGTGAACGCGACCGCAACGGCGTTCTTCATCTTCTCGACGGCGGTGGCGATCTTCCCCGACGAGGACTCCACGAATGTGGCGACATCCCTTGGGATCACGCCAAGCTCCCGTCCGGCTTCCTCCAGCTGAGCCATGCGCGAGACCCAGTTCTTGCCGCTGGCATCGAGCTTATCCATGGCCCGCGATGCCTCGTCTCCGAGGAGCATTCCGCGCCATCCCTCGGTGCGGCCGAACATCTTTTTGATCAGTGCCGGATCCTTCATCGCCTCGCTGTTGACAATGTTCTTGAAGATCACCGGAAACGGAAGCAGAACCTTGCGGCCGAGCTTGTCGCGGAACTTCTCGTAGATCTGCACACCCTGCGCCTCGAAGCGGGGCGCGTACGACTGGATGCCGGCGTACACGCGCTGCAGCATCGTCCCGGCCTCACCAGCGCTATTCGCGCCGTCCCGCATGACCTGGAACATCGCGCCCGCCTGGATGGTTCCCTCACGGCCGATCATACCGAACCGCTTGAACAGAGGCAGGATGCCGGCGAACTCGGCGGCCATCTGCTTGGCCTCGATCGCGCCGTCCTTGGCCTGGTTGATCAGTCCGCCCATCGTGTCCTCGAGCTCGTTATCCGGCACCTTCATCGAGGTGGTCAGCTGGTACATCATCCCGGCGAGGTCTTCGGTCTTGGACCCCGTGGCCTGCGCGGCGCGCGCGAGGATGTTCATCTTCTCGATCGAGAAGTTCTGCGCACCCGCCAGGTCGATGTAGGCGCGGCCGGCGTTGAGCACCTCGAGCGCGTCGAGGCCGATGTCGGTCGACGTCTTCCGCGCGGCGTTGCCGATCTCGCGCATTTCCATGGGCGTCTTGCGAGCGGCGATACCGAAGCGAACAAGGGCCTCCTCGAAGCCGAGAACGCCCTTGGCTTGATCAACAAAAAAATCCAGGCCGCGAGTGGCCAGGTTGCCGAGCACGTTGCCGGCGGCTCGCTTGCCGATGTCGAGCAGCGGACGAGTGGCGGCGCCAACCACATGGCTCACGCCTAGCGCGAAGCCCTGCATCATCTTGCCGGCCTCGTGCAGCGCCGCCGGAAGCTTCGCCGTGCTGGCGACGATCTCGATCTCGGCTTTGGCGTTGCTCATGTGGCCCTCGGATCATGCGCGCTGTTCACGAAGCGGATCGTGCCGGATGGCGGGGCCGCCGCGCCCCCGGCCTTGCTCTGTTCGACCGTCGGCAGCTCGCCGGCTACGATTCCCCACTCGAGGACGGCGTCGTAGGTGAGCTCGCAGGCGGCGCGTCCGTAGAAGCAAGATAGAGCGACAGCACACCGAGCCCGAACGACCTCAACAGCATCGGATTTTTTTTTTCGTGCGCGAGGCGGATCTGCTCGAACCGCTCGGCGTCCACGGCGAGCGCCTGCACCGGGCTCAGGCGAACCCGCACGTCCTGGTAGACCAGGCCGCACGCGCTGATCAGGTCGATGTCGAGCGCTATCCATTCGTCCTGCGTGCCGGCGCGGACATCGCGCTTATCCGGGTCGGGGTGCCTCACCGCCCAGGCCAGCGTGAGCGCGAGCCGCCGGCTCTCGTACGTCATCGCGTTGAGGACGTTCGGCTCGAGCTTGAGCTTGGCCATCGCGGCGTGGACCGCACCCTCGATCTCGTCGACGACCATCTCGCCGGCGAGCTCGATCCAGACCTGGCCGAACATCGGCATCTCGACGTACTCGCCGCGCGGCGTCTGCGCGCGCTTCTGCGCGAGCAGCGTGGGAGCTGCCGCCGCGGCGGCCTGTTTGTTCACGAGGATCGCCATGGCCTAGAACCGCTGCGTTGCAACGAGATCGACGGTGTCCTCGTGAACGCCCTTGTCGTCCTTGGTCGTGTCGGTCTTCGAGACCTGACACGTGTACGCCTGGCGCCGGCCGTTGTTCTCGTCCTGGGTGGTGATGGTGAAGATCTTGTCGGTGTCGTTGTAGAAGTCCCAGTCGACCTCGGGGATCTGCCCGGTCTCGCGGACCAGGGTCAGGGATAGCGTGAACCCGCCCTGTTCCTTGCGCGTGCCGGCGCCGCGGTTGACGCCGATCGTGGTGATGACCTTGCGGCTCGCCTCGTCCTTGACGTCGAGCTTGGTGGCCGTGAGGAGCTGCTTCGACGCCCCACGCGGCCCGGGGGCGTCGATGAAGATCTTTGCCTGAGATACGAAGTTGAGCATGGGGGCTCCTTACTGGCCGACGGTGACGTTGTGCTGCCAGGCGATCTGATGCTGGGAGCCGAGCGGGTGATAGAACAGCGCCACGTTACTGCGGCCCAGCGTGGTCTGGTCGTGCTCCACCACGTTCTGGGAGATGTCCGCCTCGATGAACTTCGGATCGAGCACACGATCCTGAGCCTCGGCGCGCAGGATCGCGGCGACCATATCCAGGATCTGGTTGTCGGTGTCGTCGGTCTGGCGGACGCCGTCGGGGTTGGAGTCGGCGCCGAACCGCTGCGCGGCGCCGATGTCGATCTGGATCGCGACCGCGACCATCGTGCGCGGGATGGCGATGTCCCGGGCCTTGTCGTCCGGCTGGCTCGAGGTCGTGGTCTTCGTCGTGACCATGCGCTCGCACTTGGCGAGGTTCTGGGTCACGGCACCGGTCGAGTCCAGGACGGCCGTGTACGGCGTCAGGCCGGCGGCCAGCGCGGTCTCGACCTCGCCCGCGGTGTAGATGGTCGCCACCGCCGGCGGCACCAGCGGGACCTTGGCTCCGTCGTAGCTGGCGTTCGGCCGCTCGCGCGAGAACACCAGCATCGCGGTCGCGGTCGCGATCTCGCCGGCGGTGTTGCGGCAGCCCTCAAACGAGGCCACCACGACCGCCATATCGTTCGCGGTGGCCGCCAGCGCGGTCGCGGTGCCGATCGTGCCCGGCTCCCCGACGAAGTAGAACCCCCAGTTCTTGCTCGCCGCGCCCCACCGGACGGCCCGGTCGGCAAGGATCTCGACCATGTCCGTGCTCGCGTGGTTCGCGAACACGATCCCGTCGTACCGCAGGGCCGACAGGGCATCGAGCGCCGGCTGGTGGTCGGTCGCCGTCGTACCCACGACGGTGTTGGCGACCGTGGCGACGCAGCCGGTGACCTGCTGGACCGCCGTGACCAGGATGTCGGTGCCGTTGACGCCCTTGGTCGGGTGGGTCAGCGTGACCACGTTCGTCGCGACGGTGACCAGGACCGGAAGATCGGACGCCCGGGTGTTCATCGCCGCCGAGATCTTCGAGGCGATGGTGTTCTGGACGTCACCGAGCGAGATGCCGACCGTGATGATCCGGCCGGCGACATCGAAGATCTGGTTGCCGTCCACGGTGGCGGTCCCGACGCACGTGATCGTCTTGACGTTGGCGACGCCGGCGCTCTCCGCGATCGGGACGGCAACCACCCGCGGCCCCTGACCGAACAGGTTGCTGCAGGCGACCGCCATGCGGCCCATGAGCGCGAGCTCGGAGGACTGCCCGAACAGGGCGTCCATCTCGGTGGTCGCCAGCGTGGTCAGGTCGTAGACTGTCCCGTTGACGGCCGAGCCGACGCCCGTACGGCGCGCGCCGATGAGGGCGATCTTGAGCGGCACGTTGGTCAGCGCGCCGCCGGCGCGGAACAGGGTGAACGTGTGGAAGGTCTGCGGGCGGAGCAGGCTGTTCGGAACGCCGGTGTTGATGGTCATGGATCAGGTCCCCTTCTTGGCCGCGGGCAGGCGGGCGGCGATCTTGATGCTGTGCTCGGGGAGCGCGTCCGGCGCCGCGGCCAGCTCGACGCCGCACGGGGCGCCGTTCATGTCGCACGGCACGAGATCGCCGCGACCGATCGAGCGGCGAACGTCCTGCGAGTAGCGAACGCGGTGGATGACGCCCGCGACCGCTTGGAGCTGCGTGCCGTCGATCGTCACCCCGTCGCGCGTGTGGATCGGGGTGACGCGCCCGCCGGGCGCGGTCACCGTGATGTGGGTTGGATCGGGCATCGGTTCTCCTACAGGTTGTCCACGTTGACGTCGATGGTTGCGGTTTTGGTCGGCGAGGGCGGCAGCGGGACCTCGTCGGGATCCTGCGCGGCGCGGAACCGGATCGAGGTCAGGAGCTGCTTCACCGTGCGGAACTCGGAGATGCGGGTGTTGACCGTGACCTTGTAGGTCTGCAGCCACACCGTCATCGCCGCGCTCGAGAAGACGGGCTCCTCCATGTGCGGGCGAAGCTGCTTGATGTCCGAGCCCACGTCGGGCCACTGGCCGAGCAAGAGCTCCTTGGCGTGGTCGAGCATGATGTGGAGCCCCGGGTCAGCTTGGTCGTTGGCCAGGCCGGGTCCGTCGATCTGCTGGCGACCGATCGCCATGTTCCGGGCGTTCGAGCTGGCGAAGTAGATCAGGAGATCGATCTCGCCGACCTCGGCGTAGCCGCCCATGCCCTTGACCTCGCTGGTTCGCCCGCCGAGCGCCACCGCGATCGCCGGCATCCGGGTCAGGATGGAGATCAGCTGTCCGGCGCCTACGTCGTCGTCCCGGCCGTTGATGACCGAGCCGAACGGCTGGAGCTCGAGCAGGTAGCCGCCCTCGGACCTGCGCAAGCCAGAAAGCAGGGCGAGCGCGCCCTGCTGGATCCTGGTCCGCTGGGGCGCCGCCGCCCCGCTGTCGAACTTGTGGGCCACGTCAGGGCGCCTTGTTGGCCAGCGCCTGCAGGGCCTCGGTGAACTTCTCCTCCGTCATGCGAAGGAGCCAGCGCGAGATCCACTCGAACTGCCGGCGCGGCAGCCGGGCGCCGTGACCCACGATCGCGCCGGCCTGGTGGGCGAGCCCCCATCGAACGCGGTTGCGGACGATCAGCGAGCGACTCGACACGATGTCCTGTAGCGCCTTCGGCACGCGGCCGAGGAGCTTGTGCTTCGTGCTGCCGCCGAGCCGGATCGTGCGCTTGCCCTTGAGGCCCTTGACCGTCCGGTTGTAGCGGTTGCGGAGGACCGTGCTAGCCGCGAGCTGCGGCCACGGGCCATCCGGCGCGCGGTTCGCTGTGTCGTGCTGCCGCTGATCGGCGTTGGCGAACTTGCGTAGCGTCTGAAAAACCGGCCTGGGATCGAAGCGTGCGATGTGGCGCAGCATCGACAGCGGGCCGGTGATCGTGACGCGGGCCTTGACGTCGATCACGCGAAGCCTCGCAGGCGACGACGCGAGACGATGAGGCTCGGGTCGCGCTCGCCCGTCTTGTCGGTGATGGTGGACGCGGGGCCCGGCGTCGGCTCCTGGCCGAGCGAGATCGTGCCGTCGCCCACGCCCTTGAGCCAGGTGCGATCGGTCTTCTCCTGGTCGATGTCGTCTTGGAGGGTCATGCCGTTGTTGCCCTGCTGCCAGCGGCGCAGCATGCGAGCGGCCCACTGCGCCGACATGTCGGCGACCACGGACGGCACCGGGGACATCGGCACACCGAAGCGGTGCCCGGTGTAGGAGTCGATCGCCGAGTCGGCGTGCCTGATCGCCTTGGCCACCGTGTTGGCGTCGACTGCGCCACCCAGGAGGCCGTCCTGATCGGACAGCTGGGCGAGCTTTGCGAGCCCGCCCACCGCGACCTGAACATCATCCTGGGTGCAGTACGCCATGACAGATCAGCTCTTGTCGCCGCCGAAGTCGTCGTCCTTGCCCTTGGGCGGCGTGATGCCGGTCGCGCGGGCGGCGTTGAGCCGAGCGGGCTTGCCGTCGCCGGTGTCCTTGGCGTTCATCCGCGCATCGCGAAGCTTCGCGCGCATCTCGTTGACCTCGGCCTGGAGGCGATCGTTCTCGGCGCGCAGCTTCGCGCCATCGACCTCGCCGCCGGACCGCGCCCCGACCGACAGCGCGGTGTCTTCGAGGATCTCCTCAGCCTGCGCGGGCGTCACGCAGGCGTCCACGCCGGACTCGGGGCGGCGGTCCTCCGGGGGCGCGTCGGCCTCGACGACCTCGACGACGGTCCGCCTGTTGGCCTGGAACACGACGCCGGCGCGCGAGCGCTGCGCGATCCCCACCTGCAGCTGCACGTACAGCCGATCGCCGGGCTTGGGCTCGGGGAGTCCGGCCGCGCGGTTGCGATCGGCGCGCTTGGCGATCTGGATGAGAACATCCTCGGCGCGGGACCTTTCGACCATCTCCTGTTGTTCCTGGGGGGTCGGGATGTGCAGCTGCAGCAGGCTCATGGGATCTCCGTCAGAGGTTGGGGCTCGTGGGCGTCGGGCGAGGACTCGAACCTCGCCTGTACCGCGGTCCTGGCTTACGAGCCGGGGCCGCCGACGATCTCTTGCGGCAGGCCGTATGCCGCGCCGAACTCGGCCTCGATGCCGTAGAAGAACTTGCCGGTCGAGAACGGCGTGTAACCCTCCTCGACCGACAGGAACTCGACGCCGCGCTTGATCTGGATGATCACGCTCGTCGACTGCGCCGGGATCAGGAACCACTCGAGCCCGGTCAGGGTGACGTTGGTGCCGAGCACCTTCGTCGTGCGCGCCGAGATCCACGGCGTCATGACCGGGATCGCCGTGCCGGCGTCGAGGTTCTGCACGAGGCCCGCGCCGATGTCCTGCACCAGGACGTTGCGCACCGCGATGCGGCTGGCGGGACCGTGAAGCAGCATCATGCCGCTCTTGGCCGCCCACTTCGCGTTGATCGGGATCCCGTTCTCGTTCTTGAGCCCGAGGAACTGGTTGACCGCGCTCTGGAACACGGCCGCCGAGAACGCCCCGGTGACCTTGTTGCTGTACTGCTGCGCGGCGATTCCAGTGTCCGCCGAGCGGAACGTGTGATCGGTGTCGATCAGGTTCTGCCCGTCGTACGTCGCGCCGAGCGCGGTGCCCTGGACGCCGGCCGCGAGCATCGTGATCGCGAGATCATCGAGCGCATCGCCGTAGGCATCCGCGAGGCCCATGATCTTCGGCGCGTAGAGCCCGAGCATGTCGTTGATCAGATCGCCCTTGGGGATCGAGATCGACGCCTCATGCGGGCGCGTGACGATCGGCAGGTTCTCCGACGAGATCTCGCTGATCACCTTCGGACCCTCCCACATGCGCATCGTAGGGAGGGCGTTGAGCCAGATCTCGCGGTTGAGCAGCTTGTCGGTCTGCGCGACCGTCGCGATCTTGCTGTAGATGTGCTCGCCGGCGGTCGCGAGCCGGTTGTTGAGCATCGTGCCGAACCCGACGTAGGCGATCTCGACCTTGGCCGCGTCGGGCGAGCTGCCTCCCTGACGGATCCCGGTGTTGACCGTCGAGTCGGCGAGCGCGTCGTCCAGACCGCGGCGATCGGCGTTGAGCATCTTGCCGGTGCGCATGTCCCGACGGAACACGACCCGGCCGCGGGACTGCGCCTCACCGAGGGAGACTGGCTGCAGCATCAGGTTGCTCCGATCTTGCCGCCGAGCATGGCGACGAGGACACCGTCCACGGAATCGACCGCATCGATGAAGCCCGCGATGATGTCGTTGGTGGTGGTGGCGGCCTTCGAGACCGTCTGGTTGTCGAGGATGGTGCACGAGCCGCCGATGTCGGCCGCCGTGATGGTCCCGTCGTTGGCGAACCAGAACCGGCCCCGCTTCACCGGGCACTTGGTGTGCCCGAGCAGCGTATCGACCGCCTGCATGGAGACGCCCATGCAGATGCCGTTGGCCGTGTCGGCGCCGTTGAGCGCGGTGCCGGTGCCGGCCACCACCATGACGATGACCCCCTTCGGGATCGCGGTCGACGCGGTGAGCGGGATCGGGGGGAGAACCGTCTCGAAGTAGGTCTCCTTGGTGTTGCGGTCGCGTGTGGTTGCGGTCATGACCTAGACCCCGATCCGTGCCGCGTTCGCGCGGAACTGCTCGACGGTGATGCCCAGCTGGGCGCAGGTGGCGGCGATCTGCGAGTCATCGACGCCCTCGAGCGCCGAGACCGGGCCGGTGAGCCGCTTGGGCTCGGTGATGTCGGCCGTCAGCTGGCGCTGACCGACGGGAATCGCGACGCGCATCGCGGTGATCTTGGCCTTGAGGGCGTCGACGCCGGCGGCCTTGCCGAAGTCGCGCAGCATCGACTCGAGAGCGTCGGGAGTGTTCGCGCCCTTCTCGTCCTTGCCGTAGCCGAGCTTGCCGGCCGTGTAGGCGTCCGAGATCACCTGGCTGAGCGCGGTCTCGCCGGCCACGGCGGCGATCGCCTTCGCCGCGGCGAGCTCCGTGGTCAGGCGGGTAACGTCCGCCGTGAGGCGCGTGTTCTCCGTGCGGGCGATGCCCGCATCGGTCTCCGCGGAGAGCGCTCGCGCGCGCAGGCCCTCCGCAGCAGTGACCGCCGCCGGCTCGTCGGCGTCGGTCAGCGCGGCGAGTCCGAGGACTGCCGCAAGTCGGATGAGGGCCATCTTCTGCTCCTTGATTCGTGTCGGGTGTAGGTGAAGTTCGGCGGAGAGGGCGGCTCGGTAGTCTTCGATGTGCGTCCCATCCACAGCGGGGACGTTGACAGCGGAAAGCTCCTTGCCCCGGATCGATTGGTACTCGTATTGAACGATTTGCGTCTTGCCGTCAATCTCGACCGCATCGAGCGGCCAGCATCGGCAGCTCTCGCTCGAGGTCACGTCGGAGCCGTGGACCGTGCACAGGACCGGCCCGGTCGAGAACCAGCCGATCGAGAACCGGTCGAGCGTGCCGTCGAGGTACGAGATCACGGCATCGGGCTTCACGAGCGAGAAGCCCATAAAGATCGCCGCGGCGCCCTTGGCGTCGGTCCCGTGCTCGGCGGTGAGGATCGTCCCCTTGCGGGCTTCCTGCTCGTAGGTGTTGTGATCGACCAGGAACGGCCGCCCCTTCCAGCTCGAGGCGCCGTTGGCCAGCGCTTCCGCCGAGAACCGCAGGCCGCGGTGGTTCCGCTTGCCGGCGACCTGGCGGTAGGCAAGCGCCCGCTTGATGACGATCTCGAGGTGCTTGCCGTCGCGCAGCGCCTGGATCATCTCGAGCCGGTGGGCGTTCGTGTCGGGTCCTCCGCCGGCCTTGAGCTCGCGGGTCGGCGCGCCGTTGCCGTGGACCTCGACGTCCGACAGCAGCGTGATGGACCCGTCGTTGAGGCGCTCGATCAGCGGCTCGTCGTCGCCGCGGTGAGCGACGAAGCGAAGATCGCCCTCGAGACGGCGCGGATCGGGTGCGGCTGACAGCTTCATTTCTTCTTGTCCTCTCGAGCATGGCCCGGGTCAGGCGGGGGAGTCGGCAGGAACTTGACGCCCTTGCCAGGCATCGGGACGCGCAGCGAAAAGTCTTCGTAGATCTGGTCCGAATCGAGCTCGATGGCCTGGCCGAGGATCTCGAGGGTCTGCGCCCACTGGAGGGCGTCGCGCTTGATCTTGATCTTGAGCCGCGGCGGCGCCGCGCGGTCGTAGCCGTTCCAGGCCACGAACGTCCGGCCGATGTCCCTGACGAACATCTCCTGGACGCATTGCGCATCGAAGCACAGCATCTGGTAGCCGCGGCTCTCGTGCACGCTGGCCGCGTTGTAGCTGCCCACGTCCGCCACGTCGGAGTTGAGCGTGCCGCCGGTGAGGAGTTTGGCGATCTGGTCCTCGCAGAGCTTGATCATCTGCGGGAATACCGTGCTCGAGTCTCCGCCGCGCGAGGTCTCCTTGACCACTAGCTCGGTGAGCGACGACAGCACGGCCCAGCCGTCCTGACCGATCGCGCGCACCGCGTCCTCGAGCGCCTCCTTGGACTTCGGGCCGGCGCCCTCCTCGTAGTAGCCGATGGCCATCGGGATGCCGAACATCGCCGCGAACACCTGCCAGTCGCGGACCGACCACCGCTTGAACATCGACCACACCGAGCAGCTCCGCATGAGCCCGCCGGCGTAGGGGTTACGGCTCAGGATGTTGCGGTAGATGCTGGTGCCCCACAGACCCGGCACCAGCTCGATCAGGGTCGAGCCCCCGGTGGCGCCGTCAACCAGCCAGATCTCGTTGGCGCGCTCGGCGGTGGGCGCCGCGAACCGGCGCGAGGCCGGGTTCACGAAGTCGATCGGGACGATGACGCCCTCCTCAAAATCCCATACGAAGTTCGTCATCGCCATCCCGTAGTGCACGCACGTCAGCTGGTGCGTCAGGAACGCGCGAAACTCGATCTGGTTCTGGAGGCGCTCGTTGAGCGCGCCGGCCGCGAGCTCGCTCGGCTTGTCGGAGCGCCCCGGCATCACCACCCAGTCGCAGCCGGCCACCGATTCGATCCGGCCGTTCACCTTCGAGCGGAGGTCGGGGTCCATCTCGATGACGTCGTGGAAGCAGTCGAACTGGCGCAGCGGCTGGCCGCGCTCGGCCATCCGGTAGTACGAGAGCAGGTTCTCGAGCGTCAGCTCGAACGCGGGGTGCGTGTTGTAGGTCTCCATCCCGCGCGCGCTGCGATCGGCCACGATGCGGCGAGCCGTCGGGATCTCGCGGCCGTGCTCATCGAGCAGCAGGGCGGGGCGGCGCAGGTTCGGCCGGGTCGTGAGAGCGGTGGTCACAGGCCCCGGTTCCGACGTGCGGCCCGCGGCCGGCGAACGTCCCGGGCGGCCGACGCGGTCTCCGGATCGGGCCGGTCCACGCGCTGCTTCACGTCTTCCATGGGACCCGGGTTATCAGATCGCAGGATTCGCGGGAAGAGGCGGATCAGCGGGTAGGAGATGCCGTCGCCGAGGTGGGCCACGTCCTGCGAGCGGCTCGGCTTGCCGTTGACCACCTTCCACTCGCGGATCGCGCGGCACGTCTTCGGCGCCCGATCGCGGTCGGCGAACAGCCGGCGCACGCCAAACCGGTTCGAGATCATCGACGTGAACGCGCGCACGCGATCCTGGATGCCCGGGTTCTTGCCGGTGTTGCGCGGGTTCGGCGAGACGATCCGCCGGAAGCCGCACCCCATGATGATGTCGAACGAGCCGAGCCCCTCCCATTCCGGCGGCGGCGCCTCGGCGGAGGTTCGCCGGCTGTGCTGCCACTTGCCCGACGCGTCGCAGACGATCAGCGAGGTCGCGCGGCTGTGCCCGCCCTGGTCGAGCGTATGGCACCACTCGGCCTCGTCGCCGCCCTCGAGCACGGCCTCGTCAACGATCCACGCGAGCACGTTGTCGCGGCGCGGAACCTGCTCGGGCTTGGCGAAGAACTTGTAGATCGGCCCGCCGATGTACGGGTGACGCTGGACGTCGAGCCCAATCAGCTGGGTGATGCCCTCGCCGAGCTCCTCGTTCTCGAGAAACTCGGTCGTGACGTCGACGAGCCCGGTCCGCGGGCACGGGATCTGGCGGTTCGAGTTTCCGTCGACGAAGATCGGGCTCGGCGTGGCCTTCTCGTTCTCTTTGCGCAGCCAGTTGTACGCCACGGAGTCGATGGCGGGCATGAACATGCCCAGCACTTCGATCTGGAACGTCCGATCGTCGACCTCGGCGCCGATCGAGAGCAGCGCGCGCCGGTCCACGTGCGGGTTGTTGAGCGGGTTGAAGTTGATGTGCACGCTCGCGCGGCGTTTCGCGTCCGTGTCGGCGGCGAAGTCCGAGACCCACTGCTGGTCCTTCGCCTCCACCGGCGGGTTCGCGCAGCACAGGACGAGCCCGCTCTTGTCCGAGACGGCGCCGCGCGCCACCACGTACACGCGCTTGACCATCTTCTGCGCCTCGTTCATCCAGATCAGATCGGCCTGCCCCTCCTTGATCGCGTCCGGATCGGCGCCGACGTGGGCGCTCTTGAGCATGATCACCGAGCCGTTGACCATCTCCCAGCCGGTGGCCACGGTCTGGCGCTGGATCCACTCGGGCGCGAGGAGATCCTTCATGTACCGCCGGATCTCGTCGGCCTTCGTGTCGTCGCGCCCGCGGCTCGGCGACAGCGCCCACGTGATCGCGTTCGGGAACTCCACGGCGTACGCGGCGACCGCGGCGGCGGCCCACCAGGTCTTGCCGCCGCGGCGCCCGCCGGCCATCAGGGCGGAATAGACGCAGGACGGATCGGTGTCGATCTCGTCCGCCTCGAGATCGGTCGGCGGTGGTAGCGGCTCGTTGCGGCGGTGCTTGTGGACCGCGAGCCAGCCGGCGTACCAGCGCGTCGCCTCCTCCTGGCCGGGGTGGATCCGAACGACCACGCGGCTCTGCGCGGAGTCCGCGTCGCCCTCGTACTCGCGCATGCGCAGGTTCCACCGACCGCCGACCGCCAGCAAGATCTTGCCGTCGAGCTCGAAGTCGATCCGCATGTCGACGTACGAAGACCCGTCGACGTCCTCGCGCCGGCGGGTCTCGTCGCTATAGGAGGACTTTCTACCCATCGCGGCGGATCGGGATCACCTTGGCAGATCCCGCGGGCGGCGCGGCCTCGAGCTTGGCGCCCGCCTTGTTCCGCGCCTTCCGCTGATCCCGGTCGGCTCTGTCGGCGTCGATCTTCTTGCTCAGATCGTAGCGCGCGGCCTCGGGGTAGTGCTTGGCGGCGGCGGTCTGCAGCTTCGCCGCGCGCGCCATGCGTTGTTCCTGGGAGATGGTGCGATCTTTCATCACCTCCCACGCCATGATGGTCAGGGCCTGGTAGTTCCACTTCTGGATCGCGGCGGCGTCGGCCGGCGGCGGGCCGAGCGCGATGAGCGCCTTCGGAGGCTTCGAGCCTTGCTTCTCGGGAGCGCCGTCTCCGAAGTCGACCGGCGGGATCTCATCCAACAATGGATCGAGGCCGAAGCTCTCATCCGCCAGCGCCGCGCGCCGCGCCTTCTCCCTATTCGTGAGCCGAGACATCCGGCGATGATGCTTCCGGTGACCCCCACTCGGCAAGCCCCTCCGCATACGCCGCGACCCGCTTGAGGTCCGCGGGGGACAGAGCTTCGATGATCCGGTTGAGCCGCTGGAGGTCGCGAAGCGAGATCTGGCAGCTCAACCGCCAGAGCTTGCAGCGCTCGGCGTAGAGGTCGAGCGCCGGCTTCATCGACGCGTCCGCCTTGGCGATCGCTGCCACCTGCATCTCGGTCATGCGAGCAACGTCTTCTTGCTCGCGGTCACCATGGCCATCGCGATCACCCGAACCGTGTCGCCGGGCCTGGCTGGCGCATCGGAGCCATCGAGCTCGTCGGCGGCTGCGAGCAACTCGACCCCGAATTGCCGGATGAACGAGATCATGATGCTGATCATAGGCCCTTGTTTCTTCGTGGCGAGCGTTTCTGGTTGGCGGTGTAGGCGCGCATCTCGGCGGAGAGCCGCTCGCGGCGTGCCTGGTTCTGGTAGTCCTCGCAGCGCTCGGCGTGCACGCGGCGGGCGAAATCCGTCTTGCTGGCCATCTCCAGCCGCGGCAGATCACTTCCGTCTCCTGTCCGCTGGCGAACCCGCACGACGCTGATCAGCTCAGGATCGGTGGCGACGAGCTGGCCTCCGATGTTCGCCATCAAGATAGTCCGGTGACACTCCTGACAAGTCGACTTAGCCATCCGGTGACCTCCGATCGCGCCAGCGTACTACGTCAGTGCGACCCGGAGCCAAATTCGTCGTCGTCATCCAGATCGATCGGCTCCTGCATCTCCGCCGTGGTGGCGGTCCGCGTTCCGGGCAAGATCTCGCCCGTGTCGGGCCGGATGGTGACGACCTCATTGGTCTTCGTCAGCCAGTCCTGAACCGCGACATCGACGCTGGCCTGGCGCGTCTCCGCCGTGTAGTGCGAGACGGCGATCCGGCGGTCGAGCGCGTCTGACTGCCCCTTGATCTCGCTCTTCACCGCCTTGAGCCGAGCCTTGAGCGCCTCCTTCTGCGACAGCAGCCTGCAGACCTCCGCTCGGGCCTCGGCTACCTCCTGATCGCCCTGCGCAACCGTCATCGTCTCGATCCGGTCCGACAGCTTGCGCACGTAGTGGGATGTTTTGTCTGACATGTGGTCTCCTGTGGTCAAATCAGCCCGCCGGCGACGGTTCGGTGGACGGGATCGTTGTAGTCGACGCCGCGCTCGCCGGCGTGAGCGTCGTCATCGGCTCGCGCGCGCGTCACATCCACGGTCAGGACGCCGACGCACGACGGATACGGGATCGGGTCGTGGGTCTCGCGATCGGTGAAGTCGTCGAACAGCCCGAGGAACGTGGTGTCCGGGCGTTGCTTCCTGGTCCGCCGCGGCATGTGCCACAGGATCCGACCGCGATCGCCGTTGCCGAGCGTGACGACCTCGCCGGGATCCCGGTCGGCCAGGGTCGTTGAGCAGTCGAACGCGGGGGCGCCGGCGGCCCACGTGGTCCCGATGCCATCGCACGCGGCGCAGCGAAGCCACGCGTGCGGAGCGGGAGCTGGGTGGATATAGCAGCCGCCGTGGCAGACCGGGCATTGGACGCGGACGGCGGTCAAACCAGCCGCCGGAACCGTTCGAGACCTCCAAGATTTGGAAATCTTCCGATGATGACCCTTGCGTGCAGAAGGCAGACCCGGATCGGCGGAACCGGTCCCCCGATCAGCTGCATCGTTGAGATCTCCCGGCATTCACCGGGCTGTGCGTCGTTGCCGTATCGCGTGAAATACTCACACCCCGCTAAGGTAAGCGCGCACGGAGCGCATAGGACGAGCGGCGCCTCCTTCGGACGCGGACCGCAGCGATCGCAGAAGTCAGGCATCGGCTTTCTTCCTCGCGCAGTCGGCATCGCGGTGGACCTTGCACATCCGGTAGCGCTTTCCGGTGAACGGGTTGATGCCCGGCTTGCGCTCGCACTGGCGGCAACGACCGCGCCGGCGCTGCGCTGCGCGCGCATCGGCGACCTTCTGTGCGTGGATCTGTTTCTTCGTTGGCTTCGTCATCGGTCGGCCCTCTCGACCTCCAGGATGATGTCATAGCCCTTGACTGTGACAGCGCACGAGCGGTCGGCATCAACAAGCGGCTGGCCTTCCTGTACGATCTCGACCTCACCGGAGGACGTCTCGATGATCAGGAAAGCCACGCGACGCGTCCAACCCAGATCGCTCTCGTACACCATCGTGAACCTGATGGAATTCACGTCACTCCCAGAAGCTCGGCGCACAGGGCGTCCACGTCGAGCCGGCGAAGCGCTATCCGGATCAGCTTCGATCGGCTGACATCGCGGATTCCTGACGCTCGCAGTTTCCGCAGCATCGCATCCAGCCGCGCCAGGTCGTCGGGGTACATCGAGATGCATGTCGTGATGAAGCCCAGCACCCTGGCATCGCGATCCTGCGCTGGCGCGCGGCGACGATCGGGAGCGTTTTTGATCTTCTCAGCTCTGGCGATCAGATCGATGGCCTCCCGCCTTGGGGCGACCACGCGATCGACCCGGTTGGTCACCGAGCCATGCTCAACGAACGCCGTGCACACCGCGCGGAAAGTCACATGCCCTCGATGTAGATGCCACGATCGACGCACAGCGCGTAGAACAGGCGAGACACCCTGCGGCGCCAGACCTCGAGATGTGCGTTGTAGCGTGGGGTTCCAGCGATCCTACGCGCCTCGATGTCGAGTAACTCGAGCTCGTCGGGGTACGGGTGGCGCTTACCCGGCGGCGCGGTCCGCGGAGCCTCCCAGTCGGCATCGCCCATCACGGCCCACGGGCGAGGGGCGTAGGAGCCCTCGATCACCAGCCCCTCCGCTTCTTGCGCGCCATGCGAAGACGACGGGCCGTGCGCTTCTTCGCGCCAGAGGCCCATCGGAAGTACCGAAGGTTGGCCGCGGCGTGATGGGTCGCTGCCTTTATGCGAACATCGGGCGATGCCTCGCTGAGGCCAAGGCGATCGATGACCGCGCTCCATTCTTCGGGTCGCTTCATCGGAGCAACCCCTTTCCGCTGCCGACCTCCTCGGATCGCTCGCGGTACGTAATAGCGACCGCCAACGCTGACCACACGTCTCCGGTTACGCCGTGGAGCGGGCCCTTCTCCTTGGCATTTCCGATCGCGGCCCGCTTCCCGCCGTACTTCTCGATCAGCGCGGCGCGGACGTTCGAGTCGGTCGCCTTGTTCGAGTGGCATAGGTGGGCGCGGACGGTGGAGCGGAACACGCGATCGGTCCGTTTCCCCCAGCGCTCGATGAAACGGCCGATCCACACGCACGTCTGGAACACCTCGGCGCCCACCGGCATCCCGTAGCCCGCCACCATCTCGATGACGAGGACGCACAGGCTGTCGCATCCGAGGATGGTCATGAAGTCGAGCTCGCGCAACATCTCGGCATTCGGAAGCTTGCGGAAGCGAACGAGCTCGCGGCCGGACATCGCCACGTACGCGCTCTCCGTGGTACCGGGGTCGATGGCGACGAGGGTGATCATCCGATCCCCGTTGCCATGACTATCAAGTCGACGACCGGAATCCCGGTCAGGTCTTCACGCGCGGCAAGTGCCATGATCGCATCACGTCCACCACCCAGCTCTTGCTCCGGAAAGCCGGAGCCGGAGCCGGAGCCGGAGCCGGAGCCGGAGCCGGAGCCGGAGCCGGAGCCGTCGCCGTAGCCGAAGCCGTCGCCGTAGCCGAAGCCGTCGCCGTCGCCGGAGCCGTCGCCGTCGCCGTCGCCGTAGCCGAAGCCGTAGCCGAAGCCGTCGCCGTAGCCGGAGCCGAAGCCGGAGCCGTCGCCGTAGCCGAAGCCGAAGCCGTAGCCGAAGCCGTAGCCGTAGCCGGACCACAGCTTGCTCACTTGCGCGCTCGCATGTTGCGGGCCATCCACGACGACCACACCGCGTCATCGCACTCGACTTCACCGCCGGGCAATGCGAGGACGTGGACGCGAACCGTGCCGTAGAAGTCCAGCACGGTATCGCCGGTGGGGCCATTGAGCGCCAGCTCCCCGAGGCCGCCCGCCGTGCCCCAGCGTCGGATGTTGTAGCAGTCCGTGATCACGATCAGATCCTGAATCCGAGCGACCTTGCCCACGTAGACCCATCCACGATCCGCGATCACGATTTGGTATTCACTCATGTGTCACCGGAATAGCGCGATCTTCCGGTGACACGCAAGAAGATTGTTCCGGTGACGCCGCAGGCCTCGGCATGAACGAGGCGATCAGGTCCGCGATCGCCTTGAGCTTGGAGCGCGGCACCAGCGCGAGCCCGCCTGCGCAGCGGTCGGGGACGTCCATCACAACCTCGAGCGTCGTCACCAGGCCATCGCAGACGGAAGACCTGCATCGCCGGCGCCGCCGCGCGCCGGAGGGCGAGTCGCGGGTCTCGGTGACCTGGGTGTCGCCGCCGCAGATGGGGCAGGCGATCATCGCGACGTCCGCACGCCGGGGCCGGGGATCCCGGTCGGAGGGGGGCGATCGGGTTGCCGGGCCGGCGCGGGAAGGGAATCGTTGCCACAGCAGTTAGCGATCCACGCCCCGGCGGTGAGCCTCGGATGGTGCTCGCGCCGAACGCGCCCAGACAGCCCGCGGACGCACCAGCCGATGACGAAGCCGAGGAACGCGGCGAACATCACGCCGCCACCTTCGCGGCTTCGGCCTTCGCGCGCGCGGCGTCGATCTTGTCCTGGAGCTCGGCGAGCTGGGACATGACCGCATCCCCGGTCGTGAAGGCTGGGAGGCCGAGCGCGAACAGGGCCTCGCACATCTCGCAGCTTCGCGACGGGTCGCCCTCGAGCTTGCCGTCGAGGCCGCACGCGCAGAGCGCCCATCCCGCGGGCTGCTCAGCCGCGGTGACGGTAAGCGCCACCAGATCCGTCATCGCCTGAAAGATCCGGTCGTAGCCCTTTGACTTGGAGCGGAGAGAGTTGGACTTCTTCCAGTATTCACGCTGCTTTAGGCTGTACTCACTGAGCGGAGTACGCTCCCAGGCCGACAGGAACTCGGCTCGCTTCTCGCCCTCCAGCTGAAATGTGGCCGCCAGCCGCTGGGCGCGCTCCGCGCTGATCACGCGATGGGAGGCGGACTCGACGTTTCCGTAGGTCGAGAGCTTCACGCCGATTGCCTGCGCAACCTCGCGTTGTTTCATGGCTTTTTCGATCCTGTACGATCGAGACATTATACCAAAGTCGGACTTTTGGGATGAATTCATAATGTCATGTTGAACGCAACATGAGGGGTTAGTCAAGGTCTTCGAGTAATGAGCTAACTAACCCGTTGGATAAGTTGAAGTATATAGTAATTTTACCCGGCCATTCAATCCTGGTTGGTTACACTTTCTATCGAATGTTAGTTGTGATCTCTATATTACTCTCCTTCTCCCCGGTCCTAAAGAGGACCGGTGGAGAAGAGAGAGGGGTGAGGGGACAAGAGTAAGGGGGAAACGACTCCCGGACCCCGGTCGACCTGGAATCCGGGTGCTGACGTACCCACCTAGCACAAGCCGACGACGATTCGCATTAAACTGCTGGAATCGTTCACATGTCGCGGTTTTTTGCTGGCCTATGACAAAAAAGTCATGATGACTGTATGCACCAAGACATTTCTGTCGCACTTAGTGTACTTTGAACACGATTTTTGGTGAGAGGTAGCCGAGCTGTCGCACCCCCACCCCACGCGACGATATCCTTAGGCCCTGCACCTGGTTACACCCCACGTCCTGCTCCCACGTCCTGCTCATGGCCCTGCACCAGCGGCCCGAACCGAGCTCGATGCGGTCACCGGGCGCCGATGCCACATGCCCAAAATCGCGCCAGAACAGGGCTAGGCTGCACGTTCGATGCACCGGCCGCATAACCACCGGACCCACGCACTGAACGCGCCTCCGGTCATCCTATCGGAGCACTGCCGGAGCAGTAGGGCCTAAGGCTTAGGATATCAACGCGTGATCATGCGTTACAGATCGCCAAGTGATTGAAATCGTTGGTGTGACAGGTCGTCACGTCGACCGTTGCTTTTCGCCACGATCGCTCCCATATCCTAACGCTAGCTACTGTAGCGCCGCCTAAGCATATGGGATTTTGAGGTTGGCACGAAGATCGCAGATGGATTTCTCGTCGCTAGATTCCCCCCACCGTAGGAGACACGCACCATGCACACCCTTCCCACCACGTCGCCGTACGCCACCATGACCGCCGCCGAGGTACTGGCTACCGTGGCCGCCCGGCTCGAGCAGTACGCCGCGGAGGACGCCGAGCGCGCCGCCCGGTTCGCCGCCCTGATGTCCGCCTAACCCTAACCCTAACCCACGTCACACACAGGAGATATGCACATGTCGAACACCGCCATCACGACCCGCCCCACCACGTACCCCGCCATCGACCGCCTCGTGAAGCACGTCCGGGACGCCTGCCGCGAGGAGCTCGTGCACTATGCCGGGGCCGCGCACCGCGACGCCTTCGCCTGGCTCGTGGTGCAGGCGTTCCTGTCGCACCCCGAGCTGTGCGAGGCGGACCTCCGGGTCAAGGCCCACACGGCTCGGGGGCAGACCGTGGACGCGGCGTACATGCGCCGCCACTACTCGACCACGACCGGCCAGCACTGGGCACCCCAGGGCTGAGGGACTGGTAGGGCCCGCGACCCCAGGGTCGTGCGGCTGTGCCGGTCGCCTCAACGAGCACCCACTCCGTCAAGCGTCGTACTCGACGCACCACGTCAAACCAGGAGCACGCACCATGCGCAACCTCGCCCCGTCCAGCCGCGCCACCCTCGCAGACATCATCTCGGACCGCCGAGCGGCAGCTACCGCGTGGCTTCGCGACACCATCGCCCCGTCCAGCCTCACCGCCCTGCCTCACCCGACGCACAACCTCGCCGAGCTCGAGTCCGCGTTCAACGCGCGGCGCCTCGAGCTGGCCCACCACGAGCGGGTCACGGCCTGGATCGCCAGCATCGCGCCCCAGGTCCGCACCGTGGCACCCCATAGGGCGCCGCGCGATGGCCGGGGCCGCTTCCTGAGCAAGGCGTGGCTGCAGCGCGCCGAGACGTTCACCGCCGCCGACCTCGCGTTCTTCCGCTCGCCGCTCAACGGCTAGCGCTTGACAGCACAGCTACCCAACGCTACACAGGAGACACGCACCATGCGCCGAACCATCGCCGCCATCGTCCTGGCCATCACGACCACTGCCCACGCTGCACCTCGCCACAAGGCGCACAAGCCCCGCGCCGAGTCGAAGTGGGTGCGCGACTGCATCCACGAGCGGACCGGCCCCACCGAGGGCATCACGGTCGCCGAAGCCCGCCGCATCTGCGTCGCCGAGGAGCCGGAGGACGAGGTCGGCGCGGCGCGGCGCGGCCTCACCCTGGCCCGGCTCAACGCCAAGGTGGCCAAGGCCAAGGCGCGGGTCGCCAAGGCCATCGAGACGTGCGAGCAGGCGGTCACGGACCGCTGCGTCGAGCTCGCGAAGCCCGACGGCAGCACCGACTGCGAGGACACCGGGCTGCGCGCCGAGTTCAACCTGGTGTGCCTCGCCGCGGAGGGCAAGTAGCCATGGACCCGACCGCCTGTCTGCGCCGCATCGACCTCCCCGTGCGCATCAACGCTGACACCCAGTACGCCATGCTGGACCTGCACACGTGGCTCCTGGGCAAGGGCTTCTCGCCGGACTGGGCGCGCTACCCCCGCGGCACGCGCCGCTTCCGGCGCAAGTTCGGGACGTGGCCGGGCATGACCAGCCGCGGCGCGGTCGCCAAGTAGCACCCCGGATCCAGCGCGCGACCCTCGCCCACCGGCGACTCACCCCATCCCGTCAAACATCGTACTCGTGATGCCAAGTCACATCCAGGAGACACCATGTCGACCGACCCCAACCGCTGCTTTCAGCTCCGCGTTCGCATCCCCGGTAACGGCGCGACCCAGCCGGCCCCGGTGTGCACCATCACCGCCTACGACCACAACTGGTCGCTGGCCGACAGCCACGGCCGCATCGACGTCGAGGTGCGCCACGACGGCGCGGTCGTGTTCCCGCTCGGTCAGCTGTACTGCGCCGTCAGCAAGGCGTGCGGCCACAGCTCCGATGGCAAGGCGGCCCGCGAGCTCGTGATGTCGCTGGTCGCGATGCGGCCCTCGGCGCGCGGCGGTGAGGGCGAGGACTACTACGCCGGATACACCCCCGAGCAGCTTGCGTGGGTCGAGGCGCACGGCGAGGACATCGACATGGAGCGCGAGCGCCGCTACTGCGACGAGAACGGGGAGGTCAAGTAGCCATGGCGGACGTGGCCATCGCCTACCTCGACGACAAGCGCGTGACCGCCAAGCGCGCGACCACGCCGCCGATTCACCGGAGCGCCTCGGGCTACGGCAGTAAGATCCCGACCCAGTGGCTCCTGCAGATCGACGGCAAGCGCTGGCATCGCGTCTACGTGGTGCAGTGGTCCAACGCGGGATCCTGCTACGTCCTCGTCGGCGGTGAGCGGCTCTTTCTCGGCAGCTATGACCCTGGTTTGGACTGAGCACCCCGGGCCCGCGGCGCCCATCGGCTGCACCACGCGTTGTGGTGGGCTGACCGACGCCACGCCTCACCAGGAGCGCACCATGCACCACGCCACCCACACCATCGAGCTCGACGCGATCGCCGCGACCCAGGATCTCGCCAAGGCGCTGCGCAGCTACCACCTCGCCACGCGGCGGCCCCGCAAGCGCTCGTGCTGGGCGTTCGTCGTCACGTGGCTGTGGTCGGCGCGCCGCGATGCGATCTGCGAGGGCGCACTGCGCCGCTTCACCCCCGAGTACGACGCGGTGAGCGATTGCCTCCGCGACGCCTCGGCCCGGCTTCACCGCTGCCAGGCGGACGCCGACCTCCGCGTGTAGCGAGACGCCACTCCATCAAACTTAGTGCTCGTAACCCCAAGTCAAACCAGAGGACTCCATGCCCAAGATCATCCGTAATCGTTACACGTCTGCCATCATCCACTCGAGTGAGCTTCCGACGTGGCGTGAAGCTGTCGAGGAGGCGATCGAAGCCCGCGCCGACCTGACCGACGCCAACCTGACCCGCGCCGACCTGACCGGCGCCAACCTGACCGACGCCGACCTGACCGGCGCCAACCTGACCGACGCCGACCTGACCGACGCCAACCTGACCCGCGCCGACCTGACCGGCGCCAACCTGACCCGCGCCGACCTGACCGGCGCCAACCTGACCGACGCCGACCTGACCGGCGCCAACCTGACCGACGCCGACCTGACCGACGCCAAGGAAGATTTCCTCGCCGTCCTCGACGCGGCCCCGAACGAGGTTGCTGGCCTCCTCCTGGCGCTGCGCGAGGGCCGCATCGACGGCTCGCACTACGAAGGAGCGTGCTCCTGCCTAAAAGGCACGATCGCCAACGTTCGGGGCTGTCGCTATACCGAACTCGGCGACGCCGATGCGTTGCAACCAAACAGCGATCGCCCCAGCGAGCGGCTGTTCATGGGTATCTCGCCTGGCCACCTACCGAGCATCAACCCCGTCGCAAAAATCGTTGAGGGGTGGATCCTGGAGTGGCAGTCCGCGAACGGCGGGGCGGCGTGATGTTCGTCCTCGACCGTCTGTTCTCGCTCCTCACCGCGCTGCACGTTGCGCCCCACCCCATCGCGGCCATCGCCCGCGAATTCCCCGAGTGTGTCGAAGAGTACGGCACCGATGGGCTGTCGGGGCTCGACGCCGACGAGCTCGAAGAGGCTTGCACCGAATGGTGAGCTAGCTCCCCGCTCGGCTTCGCGACCCCGGTCGCGCGGCCCTGGCGAGACCCTAGCCCATCAAACTTAGTACTCTTTTCGCCACATCAACCCAGGAGGCACCATGTCTGACACCGACACCGCTCTCGAGATCGAAATGGACTGCACCGTCTGCGGTCGCTACAGCACCAGCGCCGTTTGCCCGGCGTGCGCCCCGGCCGCCGGCCGCACGTTCCATGACGCCGCGGCAGAGCGAGCTGTCGCCGACCAGGGCTCGGTGACTCAGCCGACCACGCCCGCCGATGAGCTGATCGACCGCGGGATCGCTGCAGACGTCGCCGCCCTCCGCATTGTCACAGCCGAGGCGAGCGCCAACGCGGCCGTCCAGGGCGCCGGCTCACTCGCCGGCGGCCAGCTGCGCGGCGTGGGCTACTCGACGGTGGCCGGCTACATCACGGCCATCCGCAATGGCGTCGTGCCGCGGACCCACGCGCTCTACCTCGAGACGCTGCGCGGGCGCTTCGGGATGACCTCGGGCGAGGTCGAGGCGCTCAACCTGCCCGGACCCGCGACGATGGCGGACATGCCTACGAGCGCCAACCCCACTGTCCACACGCCGACCGGGCCCAGCATTTTCGACCGCCCGCGTGCGGAGCGCGCGTTCGTGGTCGGCCCGAAGGTGGACTCGAGCGAAGCCGCCCCGGTCGTCAAGCTCGAGCACGGCACGCTGATCGCCGGCGCGGTCGCCGAAGGATGCGGCGTGCTGGTCGGCTGGTCGGGCAAGGGCAAGCTGACCCGCGGCGCGCTCGTGGCGGCGATCGCCGAGCACGACGTCAAGCCCCCGGCGGCGACCTCGGCTCGAGCTCAGGCTGGCCGCGTCATGTCGGCGCTGACCGGCTCGGGCTACGTGGTGCGCATCGCCCGCGGCGGCGGCGCGGTGACGCAGTGGACGGTGGGTGTCGTCAACCACAAGTCGGCCGTGGGCTCGGAGCTCGGGTCGGTCGAGATGCGCGCCTCGCTGTCGGCGGATGGCACGCTCACGACCGAAGGCAGCGAAGGACTCGGGGCCAAGGTGCGCGCGGAGTTCGCGGCCCTGGTCGGCGAGGAGATCTACCAGGCGGGTGACGTCACCAGCTGGCTCGGCGGCGTCCTGGCGTCGCGCTTCGACGCGGTCCGCTTCGGGGTCGGCTGGTATGTCCCGGCGCGCCACGCCGAAGCGGCCGGCAAGCTGTGCGCGACCATGAGTAAGATCTTCGGGGTGGACTGGATCGTGCCGGCGCTGCCGGTGGCGACCAGCGATCAGCTCCGCGATGGCATCGTCCGCGGCCTGACGTCCGAGGTCGACGCGCTCATGGCCCGGCTGGCGACCGAGCGCGCCACGGCCAAGATCAACGCAGACGCGGCGCCGCTTCGCCAGCCGGGAAAGATCCCGAGCGGCGACATCGGCCCGAAGCGCGCCGGGACGTTTCTGGTCGACCTGCGCGGCATCGGGGCCCGAATCGTGGCCTACGGCCAGGTTCTCGGCGAGGAGCGCCTGGCCTGCGCCAGGGAGCAAGTCCGCCAGGCCGTGATCGAGCTGGAGTCCGTGCTCGGCGACGACTACAGCGGGATATCGGCGCGGTTCTCGGCCGTGTGGGACGAGATCGAGCTGGACCGCAAGCGCGCCGGGGGCGTGCTGTGACCGTCGACTGGGCGAAGCTCCGCCACGTCATCGAAGCCGGCACCATCGAGGCTTGCGTGGACGCCGGGCTCACGCGGGTTGCGGTCCGCGTGGTTCTCACGCCGCTGCCGAGCGGGACCCCGGCGATCACCGTGGAAGTGCTCGAGGTCTCCGAGGAGCTCGCCGCCATGGTCCGCGCCGAGAGCAAGATCAGCGGCAACTAGTAGCAGGGCCGCCGTGCCCGTTGAGCGCCCACCTCGTGGACGTTCACCGGACGCTACGTCCAACCACCAAGGAGTCAGCAGTGAACAAGAAACAGAACATTCCCGTGATGCGAGATCCCACCTGCGCCGGGTGCGGCGAGCCCGTCGACTACGCCGACCGCGAGCCGGTCAGCGACGGCCGCACGCTGTGGCACTTCCAGTGCTACCTGGTCCACCCGGACCCGCAACGCCCGACCACCAACTACACGCTCGTCAGCGGTCGTCCGGTGATGGCGCGGGGCGTTGGGATGCCGCTCGAGTACAACGAGAGCGAGGTCCGCGATCGCATCGTCCGCAACCTGACCGCGCCGCCCGCCACCATGGATCCCGCGCGCATGATCCGGTGGCTCGAGGGCAAGATCACCGGATGGGAGAAGCTCGAGGCGCGCGCGACCGCGAATCGCATCCGCAAGCAATACGCCTGGCAGCTCCTCCACGCGCGCGCCGTGCTTGCGCTGCTGCGGAGCCTCGGGGGCGGGGCGTGATGTACGACTTCACCGACGACGACCAGACCACAATCGTCGACCCGGAAGACCTCCTGTTCGATCCGCCGCGGCGCGAGATCCCCGTCTGGTCTGCCGACGACCCCGCGCCGGCGCGCGGCGACAGCGGCCCGATCATTCTCATGCTGCGCTCGACCGACCACGCGCGCCGGGCGCTTCGGCGGTGCGCGCTTCGCTACGCCGCCAGGATCCTGCGCCGGCTGGGCTACATCGGCGCAGCGCTGGCGCTCGAGATCCACGTGTGGTCCGAGCTGGAGGCGCCGTGATGGAGCCCGAGGAGCGCACCCTGGATCGGATGGTGGAGAACGCGTTCGGCGTCGCCATCCTACTGGCGTGCGCTGCGCTGCTGGGCTGCGGGCTCGGGTGGATCGCTTCGGAGATCGCGATCCGCCTGTTCTACGGCTAGCGCAGCTGGCTGCGGCAGCGCGCGGTCACAGTGAGAGTTTCTTCTTCATCGGGTAACTCCATAGTACGCGTCGGGGTTGCACTGCCCCTGGATGCTACCCGTATTGAACGGGATGCACTGGGTCAGCAGGTACACGAAAATCACGGCAACAAGCTTCGACATGTCGAGTCTCCTTTTAGCGGAACGGGTGAAAGCGTAGCCCGCGGGGATCTGGCCCACATACCACGCACCGATTATCGTCGTCTGGATCGGTCTCGCACCCACAGGGTCTAACGCTCCCCTCTCGGTACGTCACCGACCAGCAGCAGCCGCAGACGAGAGTTTTCGCCGTCAGCCACTTCCAGATCGCAGCAAGTCTCACGGCGCCAGCTTCTTGCGCTTCGGCACGTGGGGCCTGATCGATTCGGTGACCTTGACCTCGAGTCCGCCCTTGGCGTCGATCTCCTTGAGCACCAGGTCAAGCACGCCGGTCCCCTTCGCGGTCTGGATCTTCTCGCCGGCCTTGATATGCCTGACCACGGCCTGATGCACGGCGTCGAGCGTGATCGAGATCTTGACCGCGGCGTCTCGCGTCTCGCGGCCGTAGCGCTTCTCGAGCACCTCGGCGGCGATCCCGGCCGCGAGCCCGCGCTTCTCGGTGACCTGCCGACCGATCACGCGGCCGTCGGGCAGCGGCACATCCTCGAAGCTCGCGATCCCGATGACCTGCTCTTTGGCCTTGCCGATGACGTCGGAGATCCGCTCCAGCATCATCCACACGTCGGCCGCGTTGCGCACCGAGATCACGCCCTGGCGGAGCTCGAGGGCGTGGGTCTCCGGGTTCGGCGCGACGCCCATCGCCATGAGTTCGGCCGGGATCGAGCGCACGAGCGCGACCTTGGCCGGGCAGGCCATGTACGCCGGGCAGTAGTCGCACCAGCTGCCCTCATTGGCGGCGACCGCGCGGCCTGCCGCGTACTCGGCCTCCCAGTACACCGTGGCCTCCATCGATACCTGAAACTCGCGCTCGAACGCGTCGAGGTCCCAGCCGTCGACGATGCGGCGGCTCTTGTGGTTGTCGCCGTCCGCGTGGATGTAGATCAGCTCGAGGACGCAGTCGTCCAGGCCGTAGACTGCACGCAGACACGCGCCACCAAGCAAGGTCTGCCCGAACATGTCCGGCGCCGGGTACTTGCTGTGCCCGCTCTTGTAGTCGCCGACGTAGCCGCGCGTGGTGGCGGCCCCGGTCAGGTCGAGCGTGATGGCAACCTCGCAATCCGGGTCGACCGGGGGATCTGCCAGCTCGTAGCACCGGTTCATGTTCCGCCCGAGCTCGCGCGCGGTGCGGCGCTTCCAGTTCCACGCGAACGCCACCTCGGTCGAGAGCCCCACCGGCAGGTCTTCGAGGTCGAGCGCCTTGACCAGCGTCCGGATCTCGTCTGGCGCCTCCGCCTGCGCGGCGATCGGCCCGATCAGGCCCACGCGCTCGAGGTACGCGTGGATCGCCTTGCCGCGGTTGCGGGCCGGCTCGTGCTTCGTCTCGTCCTCGGCTACTTGCGGCAGCACGGCGGACGGCGGGCACTTCCACACGCGGTGCGCCTTGGAGCCGGTGATCTCGATCCTCACGGCTTCGACCTTTGGATGTTTCGCTTCGCTACGAGTTCACGCATCAAACACCCACACGATTTAGACTTACCGATTCTAAGATGTCGACCACGTACGACGCGCTCTACGCCACAGGAACATCGACAGTTCCATGTTCGGTCGGCGCCGCGGCGGCCGGCGCAAAGGCACTCACTTAGCACGGTCCATCTGGTGAATGTGTCGCCTGGTCCGACGTCTCCTCGTCGATGGATTCGATGCTTGTCGGCCATGTCGCGCAGATTTGCGCTCTGCGATCCGACGCTGAGATGCTGCAGGGACACGCACAGAGGTGTGTCGCACGAATGCATAACAACTCGTCCTGCAGGAATACGACCAAAAATCAGCTGATAAATCCAGCGATGCGCGTACTGCATGGTTCGCCTACCGGGTCCATGCTCATAGAACGTTGGGTATCTGGCGCCAGCGGTGTGTGATGTCCACAGCAAACAGCTACCAACAGACTTGGTCGACGCCCAGAATCGATCGACGTTGATGCGGGCAAGATCCCCCTTGGGGGTGTTCGCATGGCGCCTCACTTCGGCCTCCGCGACACACGCGCGTCGATCTCCGCGAGCCTCGCCGAGACGAACGCGTGCCGGTCGTCGTAGCGGTCCGGCACGTTCTTGAGCGCCGAGCACGCCATCGCGACGGTCATGCGCTCCTGGTGGAGGAGCCAGGCGAGTTTGCGGCTCCGTTGATTGTCGATGACCGCCCACACCACGAGCGCGGCAAACCAGATCACCTCGATCACTTCCTCAGCTCCTTCTCGACGAGATCCCAGAATTCCGCCTCGCCGCCAGCGAGCTTCGCCGATAGGATCTCGCGGATCACCTTGAGCTGCGCGGCGGTCGATGCAGCCGCGGCGAGGTTGCGCTGGTTCATGCTGAGCGCCATCGCTGCCCTCCATGCGGCGTTCTTCGCCGCTTCGATGTCGCTCACCGCCCGACCTCGGCGCATGCGCGCTCGATGACCTGCGCCTGCGTGATGCTGCGCTCCTTGGCGGCCTTGGCGATGCGCTCGTAGACCGGTATAGGCAGACCGATCGCGGCCCAGCGCTTCTTGTAGTTGATGGTGTACTCGCGCCGCTTGGCGCTTTGCTCGGGCGTCACTCGCTGTCCTTGTTCTGCGACGCGTCGAGGAGCAACGCATCGCTGTCGGTGTGACCCGGGTCAACGAGGGCTTCGTGCAGCCATCCGCAGAGCATGTCGCCGTCCTCGTCCTCGAGGCGAACGATCACCGGCATGTCAAGATCGCCGTCCTCGCGCGACTTGGCGTCTGCCTCGAGAAACAGCAACAACTTTCTGTAGGTCATCACTCGCCCACCTCGCCCTTGCGCTTCGCGTAGGCGGTCGACATCTCGACCGTACCCTTGCCCTCGGGCACGCCCGGCGCGGCCTTGAGGAAGTCGTTGTTGCCGGCCTTGGCGAGCTCGATGCTCCACGCCTTCCACTTCTGGAGGCCCGCGGAGAGCTCGCGGCGGTTCTTGCACTCCGCCAGCCACTCATGGAATTCCTTGAGGAGCTGGTTCAGCGGCGTCGCGGCGGGCCCGTCACCGCCCCCGAAGCCGTCGTCCTCGGGCTCCTGGTCGCCAGACGCACCAGAGGGCGTCGAGGTCGGGCTCGACGCCGATGCGGTCGACGTAGAAGTGGCCGGCTCCGCAGACGCGCCGCCACCACCCGGCGCCGGGGTAGGGTCGCGCTTGGCCTCAACCTTGGCCACCGCGGCGTCGAGCTTGCTGGCCGACGACTCGGATGAAGTCGAGGCGGGCGTGGTGCTGGCGGAGGACGGCGCGGAGGTCGAAGCCTCGGATGATCCCCCCGAGGAACCAGCGCTTGATGCGGGGGGCGTCGTAGGGCGCTCCGTCGACTTCGCCTCGATCGGCTTGGCCTTCGCCCTTCGCTTGGCCTCGTCGATGTTGGCCTGCGGACCAACGAGCTTCGGGTCCTCGGCGATGTTGCTACCCTGGACCACGGGCTCCGATTTTTGCGCGGGGAGCGGCGCGAACGCCGGCGACCGGCTCTCCGTGCTCGATGCGTCGATGAAGTCGCCGTCCATCGCCTCCTCGCGCGACACCATGCCGGCGACGACATCGGGCCAGACGATCCGGCCGAGCTGCATGCTGCAGCGCGCGTTGAGCATGTCCTGCTGGTAGTTCTGCCACACCGGCTTGGTGGTGAGCCCGGCCTTCTGGGCGCGGGCCATGGTCCAGGTGACGGACTTCTCCGGTCGCCCGCGCCGCTTCGTGACCCAGGTCGACTGATTGTCGTCGCAGGTCTGGACCTCGAAGTACTCGCAATCGGGATGCGAGACGATCACCGCGCGGATGCCCTCTGCCATCAGGCGAGGGACGCCGTCCCACGTGGTGTAGAGGCGCAGCGCGGCCATCGGCGGAATGCCGACCTCGGCGCCGCACATGATCACGATCGACATGTCGGCGGGCCGGTCCTTGAACGCCTTCGGCACGATGCCGGCGCCGGCGAGCGCCTGACACATCTGCTGCACCTCCAAGAAGTTGCGCGGCACGATCGCGCTGGGTCTGGCGCCGGGCGCCATCTCGTCACGGGCGGCGAGTTGCCTTTCCTGGCGCGGCGTCATCGGCGCGAGGGCGGTTCCGGTGTTGTCGTTCTGGGTGGTCACGTTGGGGTAGCTCCGGTGAGGGGTGTTGACGGCATCGAACTAGTTGTGTACTACTTTCCTAGCATGTCACGCAAGCCCGCCGTTACACCTCAGCGGATCCCGGCGGTGCCCGGCCAGTCCGCCATCCCCCAGGTCCCCAAACCGCCGCGCGAACCGATGACCCGGATGGAGGCGATGTACTTCGCCGTCCTGGTCCACTGGTACAAGCATCGGTCCTACGCGCCCACGCTGCACGAGCTGGGCAACCTGTGTCGGCCGCGCCGAAGCCCGACCGCGGTCCGCACGTGCCTGCTGGCGTGCGAGAGCAAGGGCTACGTCACGCGCGATGACGGCGGCCACTTCGTGGTGATCCGGTGAGCGACCGTAGCGATCCACCGGGGATAGAGGTCGACATCGGGACCTCGTTCACCGCGGCCCGCCAAGCGCTGACGCCGAGCGTTGCCCCGCACGAGCGGACGAGCACGACGACGCTCCTGGCAGTATCCGTGCTCGCGGCCGGCGCGATGATCACCGGGGCCCTACTCCGCATCAACCTCACGATCTGGCGGAGCTACCAGTGACGCCCGCCGGACGCCTACGTCTCGCAGGCCTGGCGTGGCGTGCATCGCGGGGCGGTATGACCCTGATCGAGCCGGGACAGATCCCGGAGGGGCTCTACACCGCCGCCGGGTTCTACGTCGACATCTGCCCCAAGTTGCCCGATGAGGTCGACGTCCACGACGACGACGCGATCGATGCGTACATGGACTTCGCGCTCGACAGCGAAAGCCTGATGCTCGATGCGGTCGAGCGGCAGATCGCGTGGACGGAGTCCGGTCGCCGGGGGAACTGCTCATGATCCGGCGCGGGAGGATCGAAAGCATTCCGCACATCACCGACGCCTCGGACCGCTTCGAGGTCGAGATCTTCTTTCTCGGGTGGGCGGCCGAGGTTGTCGATCGGCTGCACCGCGTCATCTACCGCGCAGAGCGCGAAGCATCGGAATGGTTTGACATCGGAGGAGAGAGCGCATGAAGACCAAGGAAAAGAAGAAGCCGAGCGGCTCGCAGGCTGACGTTGGTGTCCGCGGTACACTATGGCGATTCGATCCGTTCGAGCTGACCATCGTTGGGCACGACACCGACGAGAAAGACCACGAGCTCTGCGACCACGAGAGCAACGCGTTCCGGTCCGAGGAGTACACCGAGTACATCAACTATATGCGGCTGAACGGCATCGACAAGCCGATCATCTTCCGCCGCGACGGCAGCCGCGTGCTCGTGGTCGAGGGCCGCACCACGACGCGCGTAGCTCGGCTGGTCGCCCCGCTGTGGGAACAAGACCGCAAGGCCGAGGGGCTCAAGGGCGACGACTGCAAGCTCATGGTCCCCGGTGTGGTGCGCCGCGGTACGGCGGACGAGATGTTCTGCGTGTCGCGCGCCGCGAACCGCCGGCGGCCCGGCTCCGACTCCGCGATGGTGGACGCCAAGTCGATGGCCCGCCTGGTCAACAACGGCGCCACCGACGAGCAGGCCGCGGTCAGGTTGGGCCTGGCGCCGAGCCGGGGTAAGCAGCTCCTCCAGCTCCTCCAGCTCCACCCGAAGATCCAGCGTCGCGTGGGCGTTGACGTCTCGCTTGACGCTGCGGTGAAGCTCGCCAAGCTGCCGGCCGCCGAGCAGGTGGCCAGGCTGACGGAAATCTCGGCCGCCGGTCAGAGGCCCACCGCGCGGGCGCTCAAGGACAAGGCCCGCGAGGCCACCGGCAAGCCCCCGGTCGAGACGGCGAGCGCGAAGCTCAAGCGCATGCAGCTGGACGAGGTCGAGCTGATCGCGCTCAAGGAGACACGTGACGAGCTGGCCGCGAACCACAGCTCATGGGAGGGCGGCACCGAGGACATCACCGCCGTGCTCGATAAGATCTTGGGGTGGTTCGCGTGAAGCGCAAGCCCGCCAAGTCGAAGCCGCTGCCGGTGGTCACCGTCACGGGTCCCGGCGATCGCGACCACGCCGAGATGATGGCCTTGCTCCGCCGCGCGGTCCGACTCAAGGGATCGATCGTGCGCTCATGGTCAGTGTTTGACCGCATGGTCACGATCGATATCTACGACGATCGCCCGCGGAGGTCTCGATGAGCCGCGGCGAGCGCATCAAGGGGCCCGGCCCGCTGGAAGCCATCATCGCCGACCCGGACAAGTACACGCTCAAGCGCGCAGCGTGGGCCTACGGCTGCGCGGCGAAGGGCTCGGAGATCGAGGCGGCGCTGCTCGCGGTCCTGATCGAGAAGACCAGGATCGCGAGGCTGCAGGGTCCACCCCGCATCACGGAGACGAAGTTCGCACGGGAATACATGGGCACGTGGAAGGAGACGCCACCTGTCCCGCCCCCGACGATCAAGTTCGCCCCGGTTGAGCCGGGTACTGGCATCAACGGCAGCGACTTTCACCCGACGCCATTCTTTCCGCCGTTCTCGGTCCCGATCGGCAAGCCCATCCTGCGCGAGGACCCGATGGAGGCGTTCGGATCCCGCAAGCCCTGGTGGTACGGCACACCGGCTTCCTCGCGCCCGTCATCCCACTGCCACCCCGGCGACAGGTGCGAGAACCCCACGTGCGAGACCTGCGGGCCGGCGCGCCGATGAGCACCCAGCACGTCGAATCGTGCCCATGCATTGCGTGCGCATCCGAACGTTCTTCGAGAGATCGCAGGCTGCATCGGGGCGACGGAAGATGGATCGATCTCGACGATCTGCGCAGGGATATTGCCGCCGAGGTGAAGGCGAAGGCCATCGCCGCGGGACTCGAGGGCGTCAGGGTCAGCGTAAGGATCGAGAATCCAGACAAGCGCGGAGGTCGGGTCGTCGACGTCTCGCTCGCGCTCGTGAGGAAGCGATGACCCTCGACAAAGCCACGGTGCTCGCGCAACTCCGCGCCGAGGACGTCGCCGCGCACTACGGCATCACCGGAAGATGGCAGAGGCGCTGGATGCGCTCGACGCGCTGCGGGACCACAGACCACGGTGCCGAGGCATTCGGGATCTCGCGCGATGGCAAATGGAGCTGCCACGCTTGTGACCAAGGCGGCGACCTCCTCAAGCTGATCGCGGTCGCCGAGAAGCTCGACATGCGCTCGGACTTCCCCGCGATCATCGCGCTCGCCGCGTCCATCGCGGGCGTCGAGGACGACGAGGGCTTCGGCATGGCCGCGAAGCCAGCGCCGAAGCCGCGCGAGCCGCTGCCCCCGGTCGTACCACTGGCCCAGCGCATCTCGATCGCATCACGCCGTGCGTCATGGGCCTGGGGGCGCCTGCATACGTACGAGGAGGCGCTATCGGTGCGCCCGGACGGTTCGGTGAGATCGCTCAGCGACATGTACCTACGCGATCGCGGCGTCGATCCTGCTGTGGTTCGGGCACACGAGGAGTTTCGCGAGACGCCGCTCCGGTGCACGATGGCGGAGGTGTGCGCGAAGCCCGAGCTCAAGTCGCTGTCCTACCTGTTCGCAGCCCCCGGCATCGCGTTTCCGGTGCGCGAGGTCGTGACCGGTGCGCTCGTCGACATCAGAGTGCGCCGCCTCGAGCCGCGCCCCGACCAGCCGAAGATCATCGGCATGCTCGGCGGCGTGACCTCGGGGCCCGCGGAGGCCGGACGCCCGCGCCAGCTCGTGGGGTGCTACGGAAAGCCCCACCTGGTTGACAGCGACCTGGTGGTAGTCGGCGAGGGCCTGATGGACTACGCAACCGGGCTCTGCGTGTGGCCCAACGCCTGCGTACTCGGCGCGGTGTCCGCCGGCGAGCTCGGGATCGTGGCGGCGCACGCGGCGCGCCAGCTGGCGGCGCGGGGCAGCGGCCGGATGATCATCGTCGAGCAGGACGACCCGCCCGGCGTGCACCGCGACGGCCGAGCGCGGCTCGGCGCGGCGGACGCGGCGATCAACGAGGACCCGAACGCGGCGGCGAAGGTCGCGGCTCGCGTGCTCGGACCGGCCCGGGTCGGCTGGTTGTTCTGCGGCGGTCATACGTGGGTCGATCCGACCGACGGGAAGACGAAGCCGACCAAGGATCTCAACGACCTCGTGCGCGCCGGCGTGGCGCCGCAAGAGCTGGTGAGGTGGACTTGATCACTCGAATCATCTCGGGCGCTCAGACCGGAGCCGATCGCGGCGCGCTACTGGCGGCTCACGATCTTGGCATCCGGCGTGGTGGATGCGCTCCACTTGGGTGGCGCGCGGAGGACAGCCTCATCCCGGAGTGGTTCCGGTCGGGCATGAACCAGAGCCCGTCGGGATCGTACCGCGTGCGCACGCAGAACAACGTGGAGCACAGCGACGGAACCCTGATCCTGTCGCTTGGCCCGCTCACGATGGACAGCGGCAGCATGCTCACAGCCCAGCTTGCCCGGCGATTCCGCAAACCAGTGCTCCACCTGCTAGTTCCGCTCGGCGTCGTTGGCATGCAGCGCGCCAACGAGTGGATCGATCGGTGGAGTATCTACGTGCTCAACGTCGCCGGTCCGCGCGAGAGCCGGGAGCCCGGACTTCAGGATCTCGTGCACGCCGCCCTGATCGGTCTACTGGGTAACCGATGAAGTGCGCCTGCGACGGCCCACTGATCTGCCTCGAATGCCGCGCGGAGATCGCGCGGCGCGTAGCCGGCGAGGGCGGCGGGTGGACGTGGACCATCGCGGGCATCAAGGCCATGTGGGCGGCGACTGACGCGGCGAAAAAACGGAGGGCGGCGGTGGCCGTAGTAGCGACGGCCGACGAAGACGACAGCTTCGGATGGAGCCCGACGTGATGCCCGACGCAGAAGACGATGAGCCCACGAACGTGATCCCGTTCCCCGCGGTTCGCGTGAACGAGAAGCTCAAGGAGATGTGGCTGTCGGAGACGGCGCTGCAGAACGAGAAGCTGTCGCAGCGGGACCGCTTCAGGTCGCCGCTGCAGTGCCTAGACGACATCATGCGGCGCCGCGGGCTTCCGGTGTTCCTGTGGCCGGCGGCGTGGCCGCAGCTCGCCGAGCGCTGCCGCTGCTACCCGGGTGACGTGGTGATCGTCACCGGGCCGACCGGGGCCGGCAAGACGAGCTTTGCGATCCAGGTCGGCCTGAGCTTCACCGGCGGCGGCATCCCCGTGCTGTGGTGCGCGCTCGAGCTCGACCCGACGCAGATCACGGAGCGCATCGTCGCCAACATGCACGGCGTGCACACGATGGCGATCAAGGAACACTGGGAGCGCGACCGGATCGCCCACAGCCTCGCGATGGTCGACGACATGTGGCGGTTCGTCGACCGCATCATGGACCCGGAGCAACAGTTCGCCGCGGTGCGCCGCGCGATCGCGCTGGTCTGGCGTATCTACCGCATCAAGCCGCTCGTGATCGTCGACTACCTCGGCAAGCTGTCGTCGATGGCGCGCGACATCCGCCAGGCCACGATCCAGGCGGCCGAGTCGATCCGCGCGCTGGCCGTCGACGAGGAGTGCTTCGTGCTCCTGCTGGCGCAGCCGAGCCGTGCGAAGAACCAGGCGCTCACCGGCAAGGTCGAGCACGAGAGCGCGACCGACACGTCCGGGTCGGCGGCTGAATCAGGCGAGGCCGAGAACGCGGCGGCGATCGAGATCAACCTGGAGGTGTTCAAGGCCGACGACCAGATGGAGCTCGATGCCCGCTGGAACATCGCCAAGAGCCGGCACGTCGGCCGCGAGGGCAAGGTGGGCTCCATCTTCTCGAAGCCCGGCGGCGTGTGGCGCGAGCTGGACTACATCACCGCGCATCCGATGGCGATCAAGGCCGAGGAAGACAAGCAAAAGAAGGACGTCAAAAACCGGACCGAGAAGCCGCAGAGCCGCGAGGAGATCCGGAGGGATCTGAACCTGTCCGCTTCGTCGGACGCCGACCGCGTGCGGCGCCTGGCGCTCCTCGACGCGATCCAGCGGTCCGGGTCGGACGGGATGGAGCAGGGCCCTATGCGCGCCGTGCGCGGCCTCGGCCGGCTACCCCAGGTCACACGTGCGCTGCAGGAGCTCGAGCACGGCGGCGCGATCATGCGGCTGCCCACGGGACGCTGGCGCGTGGTGCCGCGCTAGGCGCAAAAGAAAACACCCCAAAGACATCTGGGGTGTTTGCCTGGCTGCCTTCGATCCAGGAGGTGAGTCTAGATCCGGGCGACCTCAGGGATAGGCTAACCGATCGTGGGCGGCGTGGGAACCGGATTGGCCGGGTCCTGGCCGAGCTCCTTGAGGTGCGTGCTGAGCGCGGTCATCTCGGCGATCTGTTCGTCGGTCGCGTTGTTGCCCAGGGCGGCGATCAGGCGGTCGATGCGAGCGGCCACGGCGTTGGTGCCATCGTTGAAGGCGGCGATGAGGTCGGTGAACTTGTCGGCCATGAGCTGGAATCCTTCGGTGATCGCGTGAGCGATGATGCGGTGGCCGCGGGTTGAAGTGAAAGGCCACATGCCGGCGACCCTACCGCTCCGGGGTGACAGCGTCCAGTTCCGGTGACCTAGAGCTGGTTGACGACGCCGCGCATCGCCAGGCCGGACGGCTCGATCAGGTAGACCCGGGCCCCGCTGGTGAACGTGGCCACCAGGTCGTGCGAGTAGACGTTCGCCGCGAGCCCGGCGTTGTCGGCCGGAAGCACGGTGATCGCGACCTGGGGCGTGACCGCGCCCGCCGTGATGACGATGCCCGCGCCGAGCGACTTGCCAACCAGTGCCGGATCCGGGTCGCCGCGGTTGAGCTTGACCTGCCACTCGAGCGTGACCACCTGCCACTTTCCCGTGGTGAGGTCAACTGGTAGTCCGGTGTCGGGGTCAAGTACACCAACTGTGATCACACGGCTCTCGCCGCGGAGCATCTGGAGGTAGAGCTGCATCGTCCTGCCTTCGCGGGTGAGAAGACGTGGCGCCCGCGCGACCACGATCGGTCGAAGGTCGACCAGCGGCGGGGTGAAGTTGAGGGCGGCCGAGAACGGCGACGCCTCCCCGCCCTGCTGCGCCGTCCGCACACGGAGCAGGAAGTCGGGGAAGTACGGCGCCCACAGCGGCGGCGCGGGGGCCTGTGGGATGACCAGGACCGGGCCGACCGCCTCGCCTGGCGCCGTCCGGCGAGCTCGCAGCGGGACCATGACCGGCTGCGCCAGCCAGCTGTTGACCGCGGGCACCACCGGCGGCGGCACGATCGCCACGGGCGCGACCTCGCCGGCGGTCTGCCGCGAAATCGTGCGGGCGAGCGCGTGCGGGAAGCTCGGCGACCAGGAGGTGACGAGCGGGACCGCCGCCGGCGCGGGCGTCGTGACCGGCGCCGTCTCGCCGCCCTGGAGGCGCACCAGGGCGCGAGGCGCGGCGTCCGGGAAGCTGGGCGCCCAGCTCGAGATCGACGGCACCGAGGCCGCGACCACGACGACCGGGGGCGCCGTCTCGCCGGCCGTGATCCGGATCGGCGACCGGGGGATCAGGTCAGGCGCGCTCGACCACCACGGCGCCGGGGCGAAGTTCAACGCCGGCGCGGTCTCGCCGGATGGCTGCCGACGTGAGGCGCGACCGATCAAGTCGGGGAACGCGGGGGCCCAGCTCAGCAGCGGCGCAGCCGGCGCCGGAAGCCGCGGAGGCGCAGTCTCGCCGCCCTCGAGAACCCGGCGCGCGCGCCGCGGGATCTCGTCCTGCCGATACAGCCAGTCAAACGGCTGCAGGTCGGTCGTCACCGCCTGGAACGCGAGGTGCCAGAGGATCGCGCCCTCGGGGCCGTCGCCGCTGACCGTGCCCTGCGTGCTGTACTTGTAGGTCCCGGCGATGTCGACCAGGCGGGTGAACACCTCGATCTGGATATAGCCAGCCGGGTCGCAGTCGCCCTCGGCGCAGACCCGCGCGATCCGCGTGTAGCCTGCCGGCGTGGTGAAGATGTGGCCCTGGTTGACGTTGCCGTTGCCGCCAACGATCGCGACGAGGAGGGCCTTGGCGGTGGTGGTGACCGCCGCGCTCGTGATCGTCGCCGAGGTCCCGTTGGCGACCTCGAGCACGCTCGACGACTGCAGGATCGGCGTGTTGAACAGCTCGAGGCCGGCGATCACCACCTCGTCTTGCTGGCCGCCGATGTTGCCGATCGCCGCCGACCAGGTGTGCCCCGCGCCGCCAGCCCCTCGCGCGATCGAGACCGAGAACGAGGAGCTGGGGAACGCGTCGTAGTTGCGCGGCGCGCTCGGGATGTAGCTGTACGTATTGCCGAACGAGTCGGTCGCCTGGTTCGGCGCGGTGGCCTGGGTGCCGCGCGCGAAGATCGCCAGGAACGTCGAGTACAACGGCTGCGTGTTGACCGTGCGGACGAGCGTGTGTGTGCCGGTCCCGGCGTCCGTGAGGTCGACCGCGGTGCCGGCCTTGGCGAGCGCCGGCGACAGCGCGAGCTTCACGGTCGTCGTGCTCGGCACGATCATGTAGTAGAGCGTCGTCGAGTCGGACCCCGCCGGCAGCGTCCCGGTCGTCGAGAGCCGGAACGGGCCGGCCGTCACGATCATCCCGTGCGTGCCGGTGGTGAGCGTGTCGGTCGCCGCGACCGCGGTGAACGTGAGGTCCGTGCCGAACGTGGTGAGCGGCGTGGCGAAGGCCAGCTGGTTGAGGATGTTCTGCCGGACCGCGCCGTCTCCGACGGTCAGCGACCTGCCGCCGGACGGCGGCGGCGAGACCGCCCCGGCCGCAGCGTGGAGCGGATGGCGGGCCCGGTTGATGATGTCGGGGAACGTCGGCGCCCACGACAGCGGCGAGACGGGAACGGTCAGGACGATCGCGACAGGCCCCATCATCCCGCCGACGTTGAGCGGGCTCCGGGCTCGCGGAACCAGATCCGGAAAGACCGGCGTCCAGCTGAGGGGCGGCGCCGGGATGTTCGTGATGACCGTGACCGGGCCGGTGACGCCGCCGACGTTGAGCGGGCTCCGGGCTCGCGGCACCAGATCGGGGAACTGCGGCGTCCAGGACATCGCTGGCGCCGCGGCGGCGAGCGTGATCTTCTCGGGCGCGCACTGGCCGCCGACGTTGAGCGGCGCGCGCGCCCGAGGGATCTGATCCGGGAACGTCGGCGCCCACGACAGCGGCGGGACGGGCGCGCTCGGCAGGACGGGAGGCGCGACCAGGGCGGCGACCAGGAGGGCGGCGCTGGCGACGCGGCGCACCGGCATCTCGTGGATGCACGGAGACCACGACATGTCGGGCGTCAGGTCGTCGACGTTGCTCAGCGTTCCGACGAAATCGAACGTCGGCCCCGGCGTGAAGCTGCCCAGGTAGAGCGTGTCCGTGACGTCGTGGTACGGCCCGGCCAGCGTGTACGAGAACGTGCCGTTTCCGGTCAGCGCGCCCGAGATCGTGACGGTCTTCGCGCGCGCATCGTCGATGACCGTGATCGGCGTACCACCGAGCCAGGTCAGCGCCTGGTCGAAGACCGTGGCGTCCCCGGGGGCGGTGAACTTCTGGAGGTGGGTATCGACCAGCCAGATCCCGCCGTGCGCGCCCGAGAACAGGATGTGGAAGTTGCCGCCGGTGTACGTCGCGCTCGCCGCGGTCGGCGTGAACACGAACCGGGTCACCCCGAAGTTGAACGCCCTGGCGTACCCGTTGTACGTGCCCGGCGCGAACGAGCGCGGGATCGACGGTACCGGCAGGACCACCGTCATCGGTGGCTACCCTACAAGCTCGACGCCGCGAAGGAAGACCCTACGGCCCTCCATCTTCTCGAGCTTGGCCTCGAACGGGACACAGGTTCCGGCGTCCGAGCACGGGCCGCAGGTCGCGCGCATGCACAGCCGGCAGAACCCGCCGATGTCCGCCTCGCTCTGCCCGGCCTGGAAGTGCACCACGCGCGAGCAGTGGCAGCACGTCAGCGTGTGCATCTCGACCGTCGGGGCATCCGGGTCGACGATGATGGCCGCGCCGCGAAAGCTGGCCTGCGACCGCGACATGCTAGAGCTCGAACACCGTGGCGTTGGCCCGGCACGACACCAGGGCGCCGGCGGTCGGCGTCCGCACGGCGAGCCCGTTCGCGCTGGTCGCCGGGGTGTACAGCTCACTGCCCGGAGGGGCGACCCACCGGTAGGTGGAGCGCTGGTTGAGGCCGATCGACAGCCTGACCTGGTTGGCCGTCAGCGTCGGGTCGGCGGAGTGGTTCTGGCCGGCCGTGATCGTCGGCGTGCCGTCCGCGGGATTCGCCGCCGTCAGCGTGATCGACGTGTTGGTACCCTGGGTGGTGCACGCCTGGACCTCCCACACGAAGCCGAAGTCACCCGGGGTGGCCTCGGCGGCCCCGAACATGATGTCCGACATCATGCTCCGCCGGGTGGTCGCCGGGGACCCCCAGCTGCCAACCGACAGTGTGGCGGATGCCGTCCGGGCCATGACGATTTGGATCTGCATGACCCCGGGTTACACGAGCGGGACCCCTGGGTCCACAGCTACCGGCGCGCGCGGCCGTTGCCCCAGCCGCGGACCGGGCCGTTGCCCTCCTTCATCGTGTTGATGTCCCGGTTCTGCAGCTCGATGTCGACCTCCGAGATCGAGCGCCGTGCGTCTTCGGTCTCGTTCTGGCTCAGGAGCTTCGCGATCGCGTTGTTGGGCGGCAGCACGTAGGACATGAGGCCAGGCTACCACGCCTTGACACCGGTAGCTTTGTGTTGCATTGATTAGCTAATGCCGCCAAAGAAACCACCACTCCCATCGGCCATCAACATCCGCCTCAAGCGCGATGAGGCCGCCGCCGTCATCGCCGACGTCCAATCGATCAGGGAGAGTGCCGACGTTCCGCTCACCGTAAGCGGATACGCCAAGCACGCGCTCCTGTCGTACGGCAAACTCCGCCGGATGGAGATCAAGCTCCACATCATGCTCGAGGAGTACAGCAAGGAAGAATCCGGGCTGCCCAACAGGGACTTCGTCGCCCGCTGTCTCACCATCGTAAAGGAGGCGTCATGATCCCGCTCGTCTGCCTTACCGATCCCACCGGCAGCTGGCGCTTTGCCGCCTACAAGTCCTCGCTCAAAGTGATCTCGCTGCAGCGCGAGGAGGTATCCAACGCCCACGGCCCTCACTCGACCTGGATCACCGTCCGCGGGATGACGACCAGCGGGCCGGGCACGCTCGGCATCATGGTCACCGGCGTGAACATCGCCGGTGCCAGGGATCCCGTGTTCCATGTCGCCAACCTGACCGAGGCCGAAGAGATCCTCCGAGTCGCGGTGCGCCACCACCTGGCCGAGGAGAAGCGCCGCGCTGAATCTGATGCACAGGAGATCGCCGAGGAGGTCACCCAGGATCGAATCGTCGACCAGCTCGAGAAGCTGGGCAAGGAGAACGAGCCCCCGCCCGGCTGGCAGGGGCGGGTACTCGCCGCGGTGGATCCGGATGCGCAGGCCGCCTGCCTTCGGAAGCAGGCCGCCAAGCTCGACGAGGCGAACCAGCTGATCACGGACATGATGCGGGTCATTAACGGCAAAGTCGGGCCGATGCATTGCCCCGCGTACAGCGCCGCGCAGCAGAGTATCGCGGCAAGGGTCAACGTCTACTTCGGCGCGCCGGCGGCGCCCGGCCCGACGCCTCAGGAGATCCGGAATGCTGAAATCGAGGCTGGACTCCGCGAACTTCTCACAAAGTTCGCAGCCGGCTATGTCGATGCCGGATGCCTGATCAGGTTGCGTGGCCTGGTCGGTCCTTCGTCCAGCACGGAGCCCACGCCGACCGAGATCGCCCGGCGACTGCTGGACGCGTGGCAGGCCGCGTGCGAGGCGCCGGCCGGCTCTCTGCGTGTATCACCCGAGGAGTTCTCCGCGTGGTCTGGGGCCACGAAGGACATCCTCATCGCCAACGGCCTGGAGTGGAGCGTGGCCCGGGATTGCTACGGAATTCCCGACCCCATCGGGGGTGAACGTCGGGTAGGCAATCGGGTCGACGCACGGACCGCGGCGTCCGTGGCCACCGACCAGATCGTGAAACTCTACGACAGCCTCTTGTCCATGACCGAGAAGCGCGACCGCATCGCTGGGGAGAAGGCCGACCTCAAGGCGAAGGTGGCTGCGCTCGAGGTCAAGCTGGAGCGCTTCACCCTGTGGATTATCACGCACTCCAAGCATGGCCCGAACGGCAGCGGTACAAGAGGACCGTGCGAGCCCGACTGCACCAAGTGCGCGGCCGAGAAGGACTACTACCGCCTCAGGGCTTGACGCGAAGCAGGTAGCCGCGGTGCTGCGCCTTCGGCCACGTCACGTTGTGCGCGTCGACGACGGCCCCGGTCGTGGACCGAATCGCGTTGATGCGGCCGTCCGGCCCGTGGCACTCGACGACATCGAGGAGCGAGAACTTCGGCCTCGCCGGATCCCACTGGCGCACGCGGTTCACGCCCGTGCAGATCTGGACGTGGCCCACCCAGGGCTCGGGGTGACCGGACAAGTGGATGGTCGGGTACGCCAGGAGGTCGCCGGGCCGCGGGTCGTCCCTCACCAGCTCGAACAGCTCCGCGGCGTGGAATGCGTCCTCGATCGCGCTGTTCGAGTTGAGGTCGTCGACCACGGAGGCGCCGCCGGGGAAGTTGGCGTCCGCGCGCCAGCCGCGGTTGAACATCGGGCGGTGGCCTGGGAGCCCGTAGCAGTGGCGGACCGCGAACGAGAAGCAGTCGTAGACGCCACGCTCCGCGTCCTCGTCTCGCGCACCGAGCAGGTAGATCCCCGACCCGACCAGGACCAGGGCCTCGGCGACAGCGCGCGCGGCGGTGCGTGCCGGCCGCGGTCCGGTGTTCACGGCGCGACAGCCTTCTGCGCCGCGGACTCCATGCCCGGGATGTGGGCCTTGAGCCACTCCCAGACGCCGGCCGCCGTGGCTGCCGTGGTGAGCGCGGTGACGACCAGGCCGAGCGACACGCCGGCGCCAGCCGCGAGCGCGATACCCAGCGTGCCGGCGAGCGACATCAGGAACGCCAGGACGAGCCCGCCGAACGGCGTCTTGAGCACCTCCGGCCCGAAGCGGCGCAGCGGGTAGACCACGCCGATCAGCACGACGCCAACGACGATGCCCCACTGCTTGCCGGTCACCGCCGCGTACAGCGCCTTGAGCCAGCCTGCCGCGTCGACGTCCGGCGCCGGCGGCGCGTCCGCGGCGGCCCACGCGTTACGGGTGAGGACGAGGAGCGTCAGGAACGACGCCAGGAGAAGGAACCCGGACCGAAGGAGTCGTGACAGGAGTTGCATGGCTTCCGGTGTCGCATGCCGCCCTGTCAGCGTACAAGCCGGAAAGGGCGTCCAGAAGCCCCGCTAGTCGCGTGGCGTTGCCCGGGTCGAAGCACAGGGCACCCGGGCCGAACGCCGCGGCACATCGCGCGCTGTCAATTCGTTCGGGTCTTACCGGGAGCGGAGGGAGGGTTGCCGGGCACAGCTGGCGGATCTCCACCGGCACCGGAACCCTGACCTCCACCGGATGATCCACGGTCACGGTTCGCGTACAGCCGATTGGTGATGCTGTCGTACATGTCGTCAGCAACAGGAACACCAGCCTTTGCGAGCTTTTCAAGGAGATCTCCTTTGTCCGCGTACGCTTTGTCCAGGTTCATCTTGAGGCTCGAGGCGGTCGCCACGGCCTCCTTGAGCTGCATCACGGCCGTGGCCTGCGCGGACGCCGCGAGGTCGGCGGCGCGCTGCGCCGACTCCGTCTTGACCTCCGCGATCCGGGCGCGGTCCGCCGCGTCATTCGCGTCGCCGCGGGCGCGCCAGGCGAAGAACCACCCGGTAGCAGCGACCAGGCCGCCGGCGATCCCGAGGATGACGGTCAGCACCTAGCACCCCTTCGCGAGCAGCATCGTGGAGATCAGTACCCAGACCGCGCTCACCCCGCCCACGACCTTGAGCGCGATCAGGCGCCAGTGGTCTCGGCGCTTCTTGGCCTCCTCGATCGCCGACAGCTCTCGGGCCTCGTGGATCTTCAGCTCGGTGGTGACCGTAGCGGTCCGGGTCGTCGAGGTCTCGGTCATCTCGATCGCGCGGTCGGCCACCAGGATCTCGAGCTGGCCGCCCATCTTCGCGGTGTCCGCCGACAGCTCCGACAGGTGGCCAGCGAACCCATCCATCTTGGCGTCCATCGCCCGGAGATCGCTGCGCAGCTCGGCGCGGACGGCGGAGACCTGCCCCGCGAGCTCGGAGGTGGCGGACTTCACGCGGCCGTCGACCTTCGAGATCGCCGCCCGCGTGCTCTGCGGCAGCGGGGTCAGCTCGTTGTCCCAGTCCATCTCGGGCGGCGCGGTCTGCGCGCGAACGCCGGCCGGCGGCGTCTTGACCCGGTAGCGGTCGCGTTCGTCGGTCATCCTACCGAGTTACACGCCCCGGGAATGGATCGCAATCAGCACGTGGTGCAGCGAAAAGCTACATGCCGTCTCAGCGCCGGAAGATCGGAGTGAGATACCCGACATGCAGGAAGGTCCCGCCGCTCACGCTGATATTGAGCGCGAGCGCCATTCCGCTGACCAGTCCGCCGACGATGCCAACCGACGTGAAAGTCACCGTGGTCCATGTCGCGGGGACGTTGGTCGCGGTCACGCTTCCGGCCCCCGAGAATCCTGCGGCGTTGTAGCTGGACCGGAAGGCGAGCCCTGTGCCGACTGCGGCACCATCTGCGATGTCCACCGCCCCGTCGCCGAACACCTCCATCGAGAATCCCACGATGTTGTCCCCGACATCGAACGGGATCATCGTCTTGTAGACGCTTCCGGTTGTCAGCTTCCAGGCCAGGAAGTCGTTGACGCCGTTGGGGTTTACTACGCAAACCGCGGTGCCGCCGAGCCACGTGGACGGGAAGATCCGTCGGGCGATCGGAGGGCGGTTGCTGCCCACAACCATGTCCTGCAGCTCGTCGAGCAGGGCCGCGGTGACGGGGTCGCCCGCGACGACGTTCAGGGTTCTGGCATCAGGAAGATTTCCCATGGCGGCGCATCCTTGTGGCGATGACGGCGCGTCGGCCGTCGGACTATCGAGCGAAGCGTCGAGCATCGGCTCGTACGAATCGCCGTCGTAGAACGAGCATGAACAGAGGAGTAAGGCGAGCGCGAGATGCTTCATGATTGCATTTGTAGTCATTGCTATCTAAAAGCGCAAGGCGTGCTAGTATCCGCCGAGCGGGCCGAGGTCGGTCCCGGTCGCGGGGTCGTCGGTCAGCATCGCGCGCTTGGTGATGAACGCGACGTGCGTGTACGCGTGCTTGATGCTCTCGAGCACTGACTGGGCGCCCCGGACATCGGGAGAGAAGCCAAGCGCTGAGTCCAGGAAGACGTAGGCGTTGAACGGTCGGGTGCCGAAGGTGTCGCGCACCTTGAAGTTGTCGACGTCGACCTGCGACGCCCCAGCCGTCGCTCCGCCAGCGGTGCGCATGTACACGCCAGTCCAGTGCGCCACCGTCGGGTGCGTGATGTTCGGCGAGAGCGTGAACGGTCCGGCCTCGGCGGTGACAGACCAAGCCGCCGCCCAAAGCCCGTCGGTGGTCTGCTGGAAGACGTGCAGCCAGAGCGCCGCTGGGTTGCCGCCAAGCGTGGCCTGGTCGACCGCGCCCTGCGACACGCCGGCGATGAACGACTCGGTGAAGATATGGAACGCGCCGGCGACATCACGCAGACCGACGAGCAGGAAGTTGCCGTGGGCCCGCTCCGCGAAGAACACGCCGACCTCGAGATTCGCCTGGGGCGTGGTCATGGCCAGCTTCGCGATCGCGTGGGCCTGCTTGCCACCACCGGACAGGGCGAGCTGCATGTAGCGCCATCCGCCCGTGGTGTCGGCGGCGAACGCGAACGTGCCGGCAGCGCGAGAGCTTCGTGCCCCAACCCCCGCCGCCGTCCAGGTCGCGGCCGGTGTCACATCCCAGCGGAGCGGGTCGATGGTCGCGAACTCGTCGACGATCGTATTGGAGAACGCGATGAACTCGAGGTCATCGATGCTGGCTCCGCCGAGCAGTCCGACGAGAGCATCGCCGATCCCCGGGATCGAGATGCCGCGGCGCTGCCGCAGGCGGGCGACCACGCGCGCCCGGCGCGTGTCGATGTCGTGGTTCGGAAAGGGCGTGGGCCTGGTCACCGTCTCCCAGTCGTCAAGCACCGAGCCGTAGGCCCGGCCCGGCAGCGCGTTGGCGCGGAAGTTCTCGATCTGGGCGGCGGCGTAGCCGAGCGCGTGACCGATCATCCGGGTCTCGAGCGCCTGGTCAGACGACGGGTCGAGCGACAGCGGGAAGCCCTGGTCGTGCATGTCGACGAACAGGCTGTGGCCGAGTGGCTGGTAGAGCGTGAGCCGCAGCCAGGTTGCCTCCACCTCCTCGTGCGTCAGCTCGCGCGGCACGATCATGATCTCGTCGATGATCCCATCGAAGAACAGCGCGTCGGTGCTGTCCCATCGCGTGCCGACCTGGAACGTTCCGGTGGTGCCTCCGCCGATCGATCCGAACACGTTGACGTTCTCGCCGAGTAGTAGATCGCCGATGTAGTAGCGGACCACCACGCTGGTGGGTGACACCCACCGCCGGGTCGCGGTGAGCAGCGTGAACGTGTTGGGCGGACACGTGATCGAAACGCCGGCGTCGGTTCGGATCACGCTGCCAACGTCCTCCCAGAACATCCGCATCGTGCCGGTGAACGTCGATGTGCTGGTGACGACCAGCTCGAGCCCGTAGCAGATCTGATCCGCGGCCGGACCGTTGTTGAGGCCCCGGGAGACCACGTTGGCGATGTCGGTCTGCACCGCGGCGTTCCACGACAGAATCGTCTGGATCGTGACATCGCGCGTAAGGAGTGACGCGCCCGGCGTGGCGTCCTTCGCGCCAAGGCCCGTGTGCGACAGCGCGACGAACCTCCGCCCGCGCCCCGTGAAGGCATCCACCACGGCGGGCACGGTGAGGAACGTGGTGATCTGGCTGAGCTTGGTCAGGTCGTTGAGCGAGCCCGCATCGTCCTTCGGGTGGATCGCGGTCGCCGTCTCGTTGAACCGCAGGAGCACCACCGCGTCCTCGTCGAACAGCCCGATGGTGCCGGGCGGCGAGAGGTTCATCGTCTTGTCAGCGCCCGGCGCCATCACGCCCTCCGGATCAGGACGGAGCCCGGGGTGACGTAGTGGATCTGCGCGTCGAGCGGAAAGGCATCATCGACGGCCTCGTAGTCGGCGGCCGGCGTGGTGATCACCGCGTTGCCAACCCCGGCCTTGAACATCGCGATCTTGAACAAGGTCGCGCGCACGACGCCGCCCGACCAACTCAGGCTGTCGTTGTAGATCCCGCCCGGGTTCGCAGAGCCGAGCCCGTCGGCCAGGACGTCGAGCCCAACCACCGACTGCACGGCGCCGGCGCGCAGCGGCGTGAGACCGCGGCCGGCGTAGACGATCTCGCCGGCGAGGTGGCCGACGATGGCATCACGGACCGGCGTGACCAGCGGGCCGCCCGAGAAGATCTTGTCGGTCCCCAGCGGCGCGACCGGGGGGAGCTTCTCGAGGATGACCTTGTTGCTCGCCGACAGCGACTCGATGCGGAACTCGGTTCCGTCCTGCGCGCTCGCGACGCCCTGGAACGACAAGCGGTGGCCGGCGTGGAGCGAGGCGGGCAACGTCGCCGAGAACGTGAGCTCGCGCGTGGTCGAGTTGAACGCCGAGACGGTGAATCCGGCGCTGTCGTCCCAGTCGAACGCGAACGCGGCCTGACCGTTGGACGTCAGGCGGATCTCGATGTTCCGGGGATCCGGGATCGTGGTCAGCATGCGGAGCCCGCCGCCGGTCCCGGTGACCTGGAACGGGGCCAGGGTCTGGATGTACGCCTTGACGGTGGCCAGGTCGGTCGGGGTCATGGTCCGCGCCGCGCCGACGCCGGCGTAGAACGCCACCACGTCGATCGTGCCGCGGCCCGCGCGCTCGGGGTAGGCGTAGGCCGTGGCCACCGTGTTGAGCGAGGCGAGCGCCCACTTCACGAAGTCCGCCTGGTTGCCGCCGCTCGGCGTCTGCGAGAACGTCGACAGCACGCGACCGCGATAGCTGCCGAACTGCTCGGCGTCGAAGCCGTCGAGGTCGAGATCCTTCTGCAGAACCACGGCGGTCTGGATGCCCGCCGGCGGCGCCAGGAAGTTGAGCACCTCGCCGGCGAGGAGCCGGGTCTGGGAGCCGGTGTCGATGCCCACGATGTCGGCGTCGGCGAAGCTGTCGGGATCCGTGATGATGCCGGGGATCGTGACATTGGAGTTGAGCTTGAACAGGAGCCCGGTGTTGGCGTGCTGCAGCTGCAGGCCGGTGGTGGCCGTCGAGGTCGCCGCGCCGGTTACGCGCCCGGCGGCGAGCTGGCGCGCCGGCGTCGCCGTCTTCTTGGGCACCCCGACCGCGTTACCCCAGTCGAGGATGGG